TATATAATATATTTAAACATAATAAAAGCCAGACCTTGCCGAGCTTCAATACCTGGCTGATCTGGCTTGTTAACTGCTACTTTATTCTGTTCAGGTACAAACGATTTTGCAATAACTACCCCTCCATGAGTTCCCGCGACCGTCGTTAACTATAACGTTACTGTAAGATTTTCGAAAAGTCAAGTTGAAAAATAAAAAATATTTTTTCTTGACAACCGAAAAAAACTGTGCTATTGATAATTATAACAACTTTGGCGGTGGGTTGTACCACTCATACCGTCGTACACCGCCACAATAAAGAATACCAGAAAAGCCCCGGGATTAATTTCCTAGGGTTTTATTTATTTGCTTTGTTAAACTTTCCCATTTATCCCATACTTTTTCATTTCGCGGCGTTCCATTTAGCCAGCCTAATATATTTGGAATTTCCGTTTGAGATTGATAATATAGCGCTTCTGTTTCGCCTATATATTTTTTATCAACAATATTTTTTATATGCTGTACTTTTTTATTTTTAGCTGGTAAATTATCGTTAATATAATTAATAATTTCCGTATTTCCGTATATTCTTAATCTTAATTTTTCTTTTTTCTTTTTGTTTTTCCATATGTCAATAATTCCGTGAATTTCTATATATCCTCTTAAAAAGTCACTTTTATTTGATATTTCGTTCAATTTTGGAAATTCTGTTATCTTACGACATTTAGCGCAGTTCTTGCCGCTTTTTCCCTGGTATACGTTGACTCCTGCTTTCTTTGCCAAATATTCAATCGGCCATTTATCTATATTTCGAGCAAAAATATATTGTTTTCCGTTCTCTTTAGCTAAATAAGCCGTGGCCCATATAATACCACGGCTATAATCGTCAATCATTTTCCACCTCTTTGATATAATAAATACTAACAGGATCTCCGTTTTTATTGTACAAAATATGAGCTGCTCCGGTATAGGTGAGGTTTCCAAAATCAAGACTTTTATTATTTCCCTCCCAGCTATAGCCAGCATCTTTTAGACTTTTTCCTGTTGCATTTTCAATCATGTTTTCCACATAATCTTTTATTGGATCGCTTTCGCTCCCTGTCCATTCTTCTGAGTATTCGCATTCCATAGATTCTGGATTTACTTCGCATCCATCGTTATTTACAGATACAGAAATATTATTGCAATATATTTTTCTCATATTTTTTATCCTCCTAAAAGTTTAATTATAAGTTACCCTATGATTTTCAAATATTTTCGATGCCCGTCCATGTTCTTGTCTAAGGCGTAAAAGCAAGGATTTTCATTACCTTGTAAAACTTCGTTTATTTCGTAATCCCAACCCCAGGGAGCTTTTACCATTAACTTACCCATATCGTTTTTAAAAGGCTCCCATCCTTTTGGTGTTTCTACTGTCATTTCTTCCCAACAATCAGCCGTTGCATGTGGTGCTCCAAAAGTGTATTTCTTTCTTTTCTCTGCTCCCAATACTCCGTAATTGCAATAGATTTTAATTTCCATGTTCTTTTCCTCCTTTTATCCTCTTGTTTCTTCCCAATCGCCACCGTCAAAAATCGTGACCTGTCTGTGAATTGTCTGCAACCAATCTTCACCAGTAGAATTCCCAAACGGATCGTGACTTTTTCTTGCAACTTCCTTTTCAAGCTCCACGTAACGACACCACGTGGTTTCATCCTTTACTACTTTCCATCCTTTTTCGACTAATTGTTTAATTCTTTCTTCTCCTGTCATTTTCTCTCCTCCGTTTCTTCCTGATCTGCTCCCTGTCTGGTTCTGTGCTGCTCTTCTTTAACTGTCTTTATAATACCATAAGTGCATTATATTGTCAATAATATAAGTGCATTATTTTTTATATTTTTCCATTCTTTCAAGCTCTGCCGCTATTACTTCCTTTATAAATGTATTTGGCTTTTCGATTCCTAGCTTTTTCATTTTTTCTTTTGTACCAGCTGGAAATATTATATTTATACGGTCGTTCTTCTTCTCGTATTCTCTAACGGCTTTTCTTTGTGCTTCTGTTGTCTTTAATTCTTCCATATTGTAAGCCCTCCTTTTTATAATGATAATACCATAAGTGCATTATATTGTCAATAATATAAGTGCATTATACACAATGCACAATTAAGCACCACTATATAAGTGCATTATTTAGTTATTATTCCATATTGTATAAGTGCATTATATGTGGTATTATAATATCAACAAAGGAACACAAGAAACAAACAACCGGAACCGCCCGAACCACTCAATCCAATGAGGACATAAGGAAACGGATCACGATTAATTGAAAAATTCTAGTTCCTAGGCAAAATAAAAAAGCTGGCTGCATCCCACCAAGACAAACAGCCAGCACCAAACTAAAAAGAAAGGCAACCCCATTATAACATGGGTGAGGGTAAAAAACAATGAAAAAAATATTTACATTAAGAATCAGCGCAAAGAGATGGTTTCAGAAGTCCTATGGCAATACTTACCATGTTGTAAAAGCCGTGGTTAATGGGAATGAGGTTGTTATCTCCGATATTAGTTATGGATACGGCAATCATTTCTTAACAACTGCCGCCGATCTGCTGCGTACTAAAGGCTATGAAGTGCCGGAGGACAACGGAAAAGCTTATTCCATGATGGCGAAATTTCCATACACCGTGGAAGATGTAAAAAGAAAGAAAGACTTAGTTTTCTAGCAAGGGGCGTTGGCATGGATAATAAATATTTGAGAAAACTTAAATGGGCGGTCTTTACGATAATTGACCGCGCCACACAGGACGACCGAAAAAGCAAGGTAAAAGTTTCTGGTGCATTCAGTTACCCGAGTAACGCAGAGGAGTTTATAAAAACTCTCCCAACTGATCACAAATGGTATGTTCTTGATTTTGACGATCTGGAGCGGTTCGAAGAGTTTTATAATTTTATCCAGGATCTTAACGAGAAATACGGTGATTACGCAATATTTCATGTTAAAGATGGAAATTTCACAGTTGACGAAGAAAACAAATTCCGCTATATGCTTCATATTTGGACAGATACAAAAATTAGAGGGGTTGACATGTTTTGAAAATTAACGCTTTTACTTTAGTTTCCGATTTACCAGAGCGCATTAAACAACAGATCTTACAGGAAGCACGGCATACCTTTGAGGGACTGTCTTATCCTGTGGACATCCAAGAAGAGCTTGAAAACGTGGAATGTTCCAAAATGTGTGATATTGAATGCACGGTTAATGTGCAGAAGTATTATACAGAACGTGTCAAATAGAAAGGAGAGCGAAGGCATGGGAAATAACTATATTATCCATTTGCAAACTGGAAATAGAATAATTACAGAAGGAGAAGCGATAACTAACGCAGAAGAGCAGAAAGCTAAAGGAATAAAACCGCATTATGCGCTTTTTGACGGTGATAAAAAGGAAAAGCTTTCAAATCCTGGCTGGATGATCTGGTCAACTTGGGAAGATGGTGTAGGCGTTGTAGTCCCTCGCGATGATGGAAAGCTTGTTTTGCTTACTGGCTGGCAAGGTGATTTTGCATACTGTTAGGCGCGGCGGTCTTATGCCCGGTTTGATTCCGGGCAAGTTTTTATTCTGTTTAATTTTTGCTCTGCGTATGATATAATAACATAAAATTATGGGGGGTAATACAATGATAATGTTAAAAACGAAAAAATGGGAAAGTATTGTAAATGAAACTATTAAGCATTTTTTTGATAATTATAAAGTATTTGATGATAACAAAAAGGCTTTAGAAAATAAAAGCCTGCATCAATATATCAATGATTTTTGCAAAGAAAGCCCGGAAACAGAAATTTTGCACTTTTTATTTACTGGTGAAAGCGAATATATACAATTTACTGGAAAGTATAATATTTCTTTGTATGATGAATTTTCACAAGAACTTGAAAACAAATTGATTGATGAATTTTATTCACTCAATCAAAAATCATTTTGTGAAGATCTCGAAAGTTTTACAGATTATTTTTTATGTGAACACACTGTTCTGCTAAAAACCTATATTTATGATATTCTTGATGGTTTTACGGCTGAAAAGTTGAAAAGCCTTATTTTCGATTAATTTTTTACCGCTTCCCGGTATCCAGTCCAGCGGCACGTTCACGGCGTGCAAGCGGTTTTTGGCATTCTGCCAGATGTACCTTGCAAAGTTAATACCAAAAGTCAAATAATTAGCGCGCTATTTTAGCCGCAAATGGCTTTTAATGCTGTTAATAGGGATTTATGCCACTATTTGCATTATAAGCCGTTTATGAGCTTTTAAAACGCTTTATAGTGTGTTACATGGTTTATTGACTGTCTGCGGATATAGATGTATAATAGCCTTGTATAGCTATGTGCAGCTATGCTTTATTTGCGTACCGTTTAAATGGGCGCATTGTGTCCGTTCATGGGCGCGGTCTGTCCAGGTTCTGCGGTGATCCGCAGTATTTGCCATTTTAAGCCGCTTTAATTTGTTAGGCAATTAAGTCTAGGATAAACGGTTTTAAAGCGATTTTTGGGGGGATTTATCAAACGTATTATGCAACTTTTAAGCAGTGCTAGGATGACGTTTTACGGGTTTCTGGAATATTTCGGGAATTTCTGTATAGTTGCAACTAACTGTATAAATCCCGGATGTGTTATTTGGGGTATGTGATAAAAAGTGGGGAATTTCCAGAATAAAAAATGAGAGCCAAAATTGACTTGAAATTCTGGTTCCCATTAAAAAAATAATTTTGCACAAATAATTTCATAGCGTAAAGTCGTGAGTAGTGAAAAAATCACAATTTATTCAATCCCTCTTTCTTCCTGGTTCCATATCTTCTCTTGGAAGATTTCTCCAATCGTTCCGTCCGCTTAGTCTGGGACTTGGAAAGTTTCTTCTTTCTCTGGTAACTATCGGTCGTTGTTCCCATTCACGCCCTCCTTGTTAATCTTCTGATTCCTGGTTTCAAAGTTTATGATCTCTGTGTCTGTTTCCAGTTCTTCCGGGATTCTTCCAACAATGATAACTCGTAGTGGTTTCAATCTCCGTTCCATCTCCTTAAACCCTGTGCAGAAATCTAATCTTGCTGCCTTGCTCTTTACTCTTCCATTGGTGCAACAGGCAACCGTACTTCCTTCTGGCAGTCCATCAAAACACCAGTCCCAGCAATACTCCGGGAGGATGTTTACGTTCGGAATCACTTGGATATCATTCAAGATCATGTAGTGCGCCAGCGCATGATTACGGTATTTGTTCCATAAGCACATTGCCAGTGGCATTCCATTCTTGCCGACCGATATACTGAAATCTGGCATAACGACTGCGTGGAAACATTTTAAATGCTCCATGTACTTGTCTGGCTGATTCCAGAATCTTTGAAACTGTACATCGTCCACATAGAAATTTACATCCAGTTCCCGATGATTCTTAATCTTCCGGCTGAAGCTTTCCGCAAAGTCTACAGTATCTTTGCCAGGATGGATAAAAGTTTTTGGAATTTTCGGGATTCCATATTTGCCATCAAGGTCTGCATCCGTGATTAAAAACTCTTTCATTACGTCATAAGCTGTATGTATCATTGATTCCACTCCCATTTTTTTCTCTTATAGTGCTAAAAGGTACTTATATTTGTAAAATACCATATGTTGTGTCTTGATGCAAGTTTTCCTACTAAATATCTTGTGTTGTTCTGGATGTAGAGTTAAAATCATATCGTCAGAACGACGCAAGGGAAATCTCCATTTTTCAAGGCTTCCAGACCTTAGCTTAAATGTCAGTGTTGCACATGTAACCGCCAACGGTTCCACGGTAATTTTCTCAAAAAGTTCATTGACAATCTGCCTGTTAATGTCCTGTGGAGTAACGCCTTTGAACTTTTCTAACTGCTCTTTTATAGCACTTAACTGTGTTTCTACTGGCTCTGGACTTTTGGTGTTTTGTAGTTCTCGAATATGATTTTCAGTCTGCTTTATCTGCTTCACATATTCTTTATTTCTTGAAATAAATTCATCATCAGATATTTTGCCATCCAGATTATATTCCAGTATTTTTTCACGCTTTTGTTTTAACATGTCAATCTGTTTTTCAAGTCGTGAGATTTCGTTTTTATTGTCTGGAATATTTTTGATTGAGGACTGCAAAATTTCAAAATATTCCTCCAAAATGCTATCAATGTTTTCAGAAGATTTATTTATTAATTCTGCGATTACTTCTTTCAGTTCTGATTCTGCCAGTCCAAATGAATTGCATGAAGCTGCTCCGTTTTTTATCTTGTAGCTGCATACCCATCGAACATCTTCTTTTCCTCGGATGTAATGTTGCTTCATCCAGTATGGCGCTCCGTCATTTGCACAGAAGAGCTTCCCAGTGAAAATATTTTCATTTTTAAAAGATGTTCTTCTTGATTTTATAGCTTCTCCACGCTCTCTTAAATATGCGTTTGCTTTTTCCCAAGTATTCTCATCAATGATCTGTGGAACTCTGGAACCATCATCTTTAAACATTACCCATTCTGACTGCGGAAGAAATTCTTGTTTCTTGGTAAACATATCAATAACCTTGACTTTTCCTCCGCAATAGTATCCTTTGTATTTGGGATTCCGAATAATGTTTTTTATAACATCCCGGTTGATTTTACCGCCTTTGAAATTTCTGTATCCCATATTCCATAGCTTCTTTTCGATTCTTGGCGTAGATATTCCAGAAGCATAGTCTTGAAAAATCATTCGAACCATATCTGCTTCTTCCTGGATTAGTTCGAGCTTCCCTTGATTATTTGAGTATCCATACATTCTGTGCCCAAGCACGACACCGTTTTTAATTGACTGTGCGTGTCCGAATTTTACTCTTGAAGAAAGTTTTCGGATTTCGTCCTGTGCTACCCCGGCCATAATAGTAAGTCGGAACTCACTATCATCATCAATGGTATTAATTCCATCGTTTTGGAACCAAACGCATACGCCATAAGACAACAATTCTCTGGTATATTGGATACTATCAAGAGTGTTTCTCGCAAATCTTGAAATTTCTTTTGTGATAATCATATCAATTTTTCCAAGTTTTGCATCTCTGAGCATTCTTTGAAATTCTTCTCTTTTATCTGCGTGCATTCCAGAAATACCATCATCAATGTAAGAACCTGCAAACTTCCATCTGTTGTTAGAATGTATCAGTTCTTCAAAATGTTCTTCCTGATGTTTGATGGATGCTTGCTGTTCGACTTTTTCCGTTGAAACCCTGGCATAATAAGCAACATTTAGTTCAATGTCGTAAATAGAGCAACTTCTTAATTTTTCTCTGACATAATAAATATTCATAGTGCATTTCTCCCTCAATAAACAGGGAGTGGAATCATATAAAGTATAACACCTCACATAACTCCACTCAATACATTTTGCTACTTTCTAATGCTGATTTCAGCTTTAATTTTATCTCTTGTTTTCTCATCTATCAGACCAAGTGAGAACATTCTTTCGTTTATGGCATACAATATAGCTTTTTCCATTAATTGTCCCTCCAAGTAATTACCTAATTTTTTACGTTGTTTTCCTTTATCTTTTGTATGCCCTATAATTTCTACCATTATTCTGTTTTAAACGATTATACGTGATTTTAATTGCACAATTATCACGTTTCACAACAAATCAAAGATATTGACCTGTCCATCAATCTGAGTTTCTTCCAGATTGTAAAATTTACAAGCTATATAATCTGGTTTCCAGTCAATTTCTAATTCGTATTGCAAGCACTGTGGATGCTTTCCACCACGGAAGAATCTGCATTCAGAACAGGTATGCTGATAAGCTGTACCACCAGACCGCTTATACATTTCGCTTATCTTTCTCATAGAATCACTCGCTTTACTCTTGACTTTCCTCTCGCTTTCTTCTTGAAGATACCATTTTTAACACAATCCCTCGGATCACATCCTCTGCTATGCTCTTCAATCAAGATATAATCACAGGTTGCATTTGTACTCCATGCATTTTCGCTCTTGCTGTAATAGTCGCATTTCGAGCATTGTCTCCGCTTTAAGCCTATAATTTCAGTGCTTTTTAATTCTCTCCATGGTTTTCTATCTGGCAATTTTCCGCACCTCCCAATCTGGCAGTATCTATAATTTTTAAAAGGTCTGGACTTAGTTTTCTTCGTTCCTGTTCTCTCTGCACTTCTGCCCGGTACGTCCTTTGAAAATTTGACTGAACTACACTCCACCATGTACCATCCACATTTTCAGATGTTGCCCATTCTCTAAGTTGCGCCGGGCTTGATACTGCTTTCTGAATGATTTTTGGAAGCTTGTCAAACTCTGTTTCTGCATTATATGTAGAGTTCTGAATAGCTTTGCATACCTTTTCCCAGGCTTCTGTTTCATTCAGCTCTTCCTTTTGCGGTGCAACGCTTTGTGCGCATTGCCTTAATGCAGCTATTGAAGGCTCTTTCCATTCTGTCTGCATATATTTTTTTAACCCAAAACTTAAAAGCTTGTAATCTAGGTCTTTCAAAAGTCCATACCAAGTATCAAAAGCATATTGATCTGGCAGAAATGATGGAGAAGTGTACAAAGCTTTCATTGCCTTTACCAGTACCGCCCATTCTTCTCTTGTCATACCCAATTATCCACCTCGCTTACCCTGTTTTGGATTTTCTCCATGTAGCTTTGCGGTTTACTTCCGGCTTTATCAAGATAGTTCCCTTCAAATACCTTCGCAAAGTTACCGGGCTTTAAGAACCAATCGAAAGTTATCATCCAGCCTTCTTTGTTCTGGCCTTGTAAGAAGCTGCTATGGCGAATGTTTTCAATAGCTTCTAAGATATCGTCCATATGGTTCTGACGGATTCTGGCTTTCACTGCTTGTTCTCGTTTTGATGTCATTCTTTTTACAGGATTAATACCAAATTCTTCCAGAGTATTCCATTCATCAATGATTCGTTGGACGTCAGTCTGACGAATAGTATCTTTAGATACTATTAAATCATTTATATCTTTTTCTTTATCTTTATCTAATTCTATATCTAAATCTAATTCTAATTCTAAATCTTTATCTAAACCTATATCTTTATCTGAGTGCGTCTTTTGTTCGTCTATTTTGCGTCTTTTCTGCGTCTGCCTGTTTGAACGCTCTATTAGTTTGGTATCATCAATAGAATTTCCATTTGTCAGTGAGTAACTTCCGTTATCTTTCAATAGCAGTTTCTTTTTTTCGTCAGTGTATGAAGTTTCTATATATCTGTCTCTGGACAGGGTGTTGTGCATTCTCCAATGCTTAATAACAATCACGCCATCATCAAATAAGATAACAAATCTCTTGGCAATTAGAAGCTTCAAATCATCATCATTCGCTCCTATTATTTTTTCAATTCGCTTTGGGTTTCCAATAAATCCATCATCATCAGCTCGCATATTTAAATGGAAATAAAGACATTGTGTTGATAATGGCATATCAAGAAAAGCGTCTGTATCAACAATTTTCATGGTAAACATTCTTTTATTTGCCAATTCTAAAATTCCTTTCTCCAATTCCTGGCTTTTTAAAAAGTGTTTATTTTAATTCAACTTCAATTCCATTTATTTTCAGTTCTCCATTTACTGGAATTACAAGAGATGGAACGCCGTTTATTTCTTTCAGTTCAATCAGAGCAATTTTATCTGGCTGGGTGCAGATTGTTGCATCTGGTGTTACAATTTTTGCGGTTTTTGAATTATGAATATTGTCAAGGGCAACAGGCTCATTACTGAAATACATTTCCCAGTTTTCCTTGAAATCTGATAACTTCTCGTCTGGAACTCCGCAATATCCAAAAATCTGTTCCATTTCGTCACATGATACGTTTATCATCTCCGGGCTGTCTTTCTTCTGTTCTCTTACTTCCTGTAATGATTCAACCAGGCTTTCCGTGAAATTGAATGTTGTGTTTCCTTCGAAATTGTCCATGATAAAATCTGAAAAGACATTGATTTCATTCCCTGGTATACGTGGAATTGGTGTGCCAAGAACGCTTTCGATGAAGTCTGGATGAATATTCTTTGTGTTTTTGTTGAAATACAAGGTTCCATGAATATCAGTGCTTCTGTCATTGAATACAGGGAATAAGAATCCTGTTTCTGGTCTTGAGACTACCCAATCACGAATTCTGTCTTTGATGTTATTTTCAGTCACATCATAGCTAAGTCCAGCCTTTGAAAGATTTACCGGACAAATGCTGCACAGAATGTGTTCATAAATTTCTTCTGATGCATCGTGCATTTTGGTTCCATCAGAAGCCTTTCCTGGAATATCATAGACCGCATGAATGAGAACTATGTAGTAATTTTCTGGATAATCGTAATTCTCAATCACTTTGTCGTAGAACTCATCCAAAATATTATCATCTTTAAGCTTACTTGCTCTAATCCGCATAAGAAATTCCTGTGTTCCACCTTCTTTTTCCTGTGCTAATGGGAATTCAAGGTTCATAAGGTTTTTCCCAAGTCTGCCAGACATAGTTTTCTTGAAAATGTCAAAATACTTAAACATTTCTTCATCTGGAATAGACAGGAACGCTTCTTTAATCTTTGTTTTCTTATTCTTCTCCGCATCCACATAACAACCACAAATACGTGTGATTGCACAATTGGCTGGCGTAAACTGCTTCTTGATCTCTGCGATTTCTTTCTTATTCATGCTTTTCCATCCTTTCTACTTCTCTCGCCTGTTTCTTCTCAATCCACTTATTAATTTTCTCATCGGAAATCATGTACATTTGCTTTAACATTTCGATGCAGATCAACACATCTGCAATTTCTTCTATCATGTTATCACGGTTGATTTTTCCACGTTTCGCCTTACTGATTGCTTGGATAAGCTCGGCACATTCTTCCATGCAGACGGTACTCTGATTGTCCATGCCGTAATGTTGAATACTGTTTGATATAATTTTTCTGTCAATTCTGTATTTTATTTCTGTGCTAGATTTTTCCTCTTCTACCAGTTCGAAATATTTTTCTTTATATGCCAAGACAATCTCAAAAGAATATGAGCTATATCCTATGCGGTAATCATCTTCACCAACATTTTTGTATTTTATCGAATAGTACGGTTTTCCGTCAAAAACCTCGAAAACCAATTCCAAATCAGTTACTTTTTCTTTTTCAATTTTTTCTTCTTTTTCACTTCTTGCAGAAACATTTTCTAAATTATCCATCATTTTCATCCACCTTAATAAATGCCATCCAATGTGTTTTTCCCTGTTTGCCAGATCTATTGCCGTACAATGGTTCTGCCCCAATAGCCGTAATAACATCCTTTACAGGAATCTGTGTTTCATTCCACTTAAAAATCAATGTCCCGTAAGGCTTCAGTACACGCATGCACTCAGAAAAACCATCATGTAACATTCGTTTCCATGTATCCTTGTTGAGCTTTCCATACTTCTTTACCATCCAGGCATTGTCCCCACCTTGGATAAGATGCGGTGGGTCAAACACAACATGGTAAAATGTATTATCCTCAAACGGGAGGCATGTGAAGTCCGCTATAATATCTGGATGGATGTTGCAATATCTTGTTACTTTTCCGTCTCCGCTTGTCCATATTGCTTCGTTATCCAGTTCGCGTTTGTCAACGAAAACAGCCAGTTCATTATTTTTGTTGAACCAAATCATTCTTGAACCACATGTAGCGTCCAGAACAGGTTTATCCATTTTCCTTCATCTCCTATCCAAAAAGTTTTCCACAAATTACACATCTGTATATATGCCCTCTTCTGCGAGAGTGATATTTAATCCATTGATGACTGTGCATTCTTCATCTCCTCCAATTTCCTTGCAGTTTTTCTATAATCTCTATTTGCTGACCGGAACATCATCAGAAGAATTTCAGATACAGGTCTTGTTCTGTATCTCCTCACTGCTCTCTTGATGCATGAAAGCTCACTTCCGTCTGGTATGTAAACCCCTACAGAATACGGAATTTCCAGAGATATTTTTGCATATACATCTTGCGGCATAACTAAATAGTTGAAATCGCCAATGAAATTTAACCCGTGTCCAGATTTGAAATCTTCAACAGACGACTTAATTTCATAGCAGTAGCAATCCGCTTTTTCTATTCCAGAAACGCTATTATTTGCTGGAACAAATTTCATGTAGTCCACTCTGATTGCATGATCTGTATAGTAATCAAATGTAACTTCTCGTGCCCAATAAATACGTGGATCATTATGCGGATTAATTTTCTTTTCAACCATGGCTGATAATTTTGCCGTAATCTCAGGTCTTGTCATTTCCCAGCTCCTCCAACTTCTTCTCAGCTTCTTCGCTGGTAGTAAATACTTTTATCCCAATAACATCATCTGAGAAAAATACTTCTCCATAATCTTCTTGGATTGCCTTTATGTTATATAATTTGCTTATCATAGTAATCTGAGATACTTTCATCTTGATAATTGGGTTTCTTGCGCCCTTGTTAATTCGGAATAATATATCCCCAACCTTACACGGCAATCTCACAAGAAGGCCCTGTTCTTCTGCATTTCTCCACGCTCTAATTTCTTTTGCCATTTTTGCTTTAGACATTTTTAAAGGCTTAAATTTGGGCTTTAATAATTCTTCTCCTGTCCACCCACTATTGATTCTGCCTGTAAAAGCATTTTGTGAAATTCCAATTTGTCTTGCCCATTCAGAAGTTGTTTTTGTTACCCCGTTTATCGTTATATAATTATTATTTCTTCTATTGTTCGCCTGTTCTTCTGGTGTTGCCCACCGACAATTACTAGGTTCGTAATTTCCATTTACGTCTATTCGATCAATGCTGCGCCCTTCTTCCCATCCATTTTCAACTGCCCATTTTTGGAAATTGCTATGTCCTTCTTTTTTATCCATCCACTCGTCACAAATTTTAATGCCACGTCCACCATAATCTTTATAAAATTTTTCTTCTGGATTATAGCAACGCCTTTTCATATCACAAAGTTTTTGTTGCAAAATATGTCGTTGCTTTTCTGTTAATCTCTCCATCTACTTCACCTCTTGAAATCTTTTCATAAATAGAATTTTCCACGATTCGTCTACTTCCACAAAATTTTCTTTTTCATACTCCGCAATCGCATTTTTAAGGTTCAAAATGTCCTGTTTAAAAGGTTTACTTTCCTGCTCTAAATATTTATTCTTTTCAAATCGTTTGCAATACTGCTCATGTGCCATCTGTTTGGTTTTCATGCTGTATTCACATACTCCTGTAGTAGAAGCCAATTTGAAAGCTCTTTTGGCGTATTCGTAGTTATCTTTATCTACTCGCTCAGGCAAAGCCCAGCCTAAAAAAGAAGCACACTCACAGCACTTCACTTTCTTACTCATCTACTTCACCTCTTCCAACTGACTTTCTACGGTATCTGCAAGTAACTTCAAAGACTCAATAAACGTATCTGTCAGTGCTATTCTGCTCGGTTTTTTCGCATATGCTCTAACGAGGCTTATTGCCTCTTTGAGCTTCTTTTCATCCATAGCTACATCTGATGCTTCTACTAATTCATACCCCGGCGAAAGCTCGGCATTTCTTGTCATTTCTTTGTTATATTCGTAAAACTTTAATATGTCCGGTATCTGCTGTTCTTCAAAAGGATATGGATATGCTTCTTTGCCGCCGTACCATCTGTATCCCTGTCTCTTTGCTTCTTTCAGAACGCTTTCATACTCTTCCTGTGTTCTGACTAATACGCATTTATTTGCTAGATTAATCATCAACATTACCTCCTGTAATTTCATTCACGCAAGTGTTATAACCAGCGGCATACTCTAAGCCATCTACATTTCTCGCACCTCTTGGAATTGCCATTTTCTCTGGCAACGGTCGCAGCGGACACCAGTCGGGAATTGTTTCTGCTTGCGCCCCTAATATAGTTTTGTTTGTAATCATACATGTTACTATGCAAACCTTTAAGTAATCAGTTTTTTCCTGGCTAAGATGGCAGGAAATGCATCCTTTTTTTGGGGTATCTATCGTCAATACTGATTTACTTATTTTCTCCCTCTTTTCTGTAAAAACATCCCATATTGTGTCCTTCTCACGGGTAGCATTGTAATATCCAAGGCGTCCGTTCTTCTTGTTTTCTTCTTTTGTGAACATGGTTGAAATATCTTTTCCTCTTTTAAGCATAGTCATCCCAAGTTTCCTCCCTTTCTACTACAGTTTCAATAACGTTTCCACAATTCATGCACTTATAGTTGGTTAAGGATTTATCAGGAAAATCGAAATGTGCGACCATCCAAAACAGATTTTTCTCTCCACAAGTGCATACCACATTTTTATCTTCATCAAGGGTATACTTTCCGTGAATTTTCATTTACTCAATCCCTCCCAGCATTAGTAAAAGCTTGTTGTAACCAGGGCAAAACTTGGTTCCATCGAAAACATCTTTCAAGAGGATGCAATTCGGATAAAGTTTCTGTACCTCATAAAGTCTGTCTGTCCCTTCATCTTTGTAATTAAATCGTTTTCCGGGCCGAAGGTTGTATTGCTTGGTAAGCTGAGATTTCAATGTTTTTGCGCGTAATTTACTCATGTTTTTCCTCCTGCAATAATTCTGGATTGTCAAAAATGTTTCCAATTCTTTCGTTCTCTTTTGCAAATTCTGAAAATTCAATATCATGGTTTTCATGTAAATCTGCTTCTACTGAATTTTCGTTAAATTTATACTTAACAAAATCATACCTAGCAGAGTTTTCGTCATAACCAATAAGTCCATAATTTTCTATTTTGGCAGAATCATATTCTGTGCCACAACTTGTATGAGAAAACATCCAAATTTCATCTTCAAATTTTAGAATGTCATTTTCCCAAATCTCATTGCCGTTCTTATCGGTAAGCCCTGTGAACTGACAGAGGGTTTCGGGAATGATTTCCGCATATTCCCAAACGTTATAACTATCAGCGTGGAAGATTAAATGTTCTTCGTTGTCTAAAAGGTCATATCTTTTCTGATAATATCCCTCAACCCATTCTCCATTATCAATCCGCTTTGCCCTGAAAAGAATTTCTCTCATTCAACTCCACCGCCTTTCACGATTTCATCAATTGTTGCATCTCCTTCTATGCAATATTTTTCAAATAAATAATTCTCTAATTGCTCTGCAACATTATCTACGTCAAAGACTGTCGGCTGCTTGTTAATGCAATCAATAAACTCCTTCTGGTCAGAACTAATACTTGTGCCAATTTCCCAAATTTTGATGTATTTAATTAATTCGTCTGCATCAATTAAGCGCATTTAGTCCTCCTTATATGGTTCTGGAAGCTGCATCCATGCAATAATACTATCCTCCGCATAATATTGCGCTTCTTCCAAGCTATACCAGCCATGTCCAATTGGGCATCCTAGTACAGTTCTTTTGCAAGAGCCATATCCTACCATGCAAACTTTTATTCCATACTTAAACGTCACCAAATACCTTCCGTCTTCCTTCGGCAATCTCTCACTGACTGGAATCCAGCCGTTTTCTTTCTCATCTTGTTCCAGATCAGTAAGAAGTAATTCTACAATTTTTGAGATATTATTTTTCGAGAAATAAGCTCCGTTCCCTGTGTTTTCCACCTCATTCTTCAATTGAATTAATCTGTCTTTAATATGGCTCATGCTTCCACCTCTCGCTTGATTCCAAATATTCTTCCCATACAACCTGGAAATCATCATGCATCATTCTTTGAGAAATCATAAATCCAAGAACAAAATCATGATTGATATTTTGAATAAATTCTTCATCACTTCCATGATTTTTCATGTACTCTTGAACTCTGCATGTTGCAGTTTTTATTTCATCGGTATTGCATATAATATCTCTAATACCGTTTATGCTTCCTCGAAGCCGACGAATCCATTGTTTGTTTTCTTTTCTATCTTCTTCCGCATCCACTAGAAGAGTATTCACAATATCCAGCGCACTCCCTGGAAGCCCATGCTTATACTGTGATTTCTTTTCTATCTCAGCTTTGTATTGTTCTAATCTGGTTCGTACTCTGCTCATTATTCCACCTCACTATCCTCTGGTATCTGATAATCCGCATGTCCATTTACATAGGCTTCCTGAATCATATCCAGTACTTTCATGGCTTTCTCTTTGGTGGAATATTTTCCTAAAACAAAATATCCTCCGTTTCTTTGCGCATCCTGTAAGCTCCAACATATAACTTTTAATGATTCTGGAAGTTTTAGATTCACTACAATATTTTCAAACTTTACTAGCGCTGTTTTATCCTGACTTCTGATTAACATTTTATGTCCTCCTGTTTCTCAAAATCCATCTTCAAATCATAAACGAACTGGCAAAGTTTCTCTGCAACTTCATCCGCATTCTCTACATTTGCAAGCTGTCTAACATACTGCTTGCCACAGATAACACAAGTCAACTTTCTGATTGTTTCCCAGGTCTGCCATGAGATAATGCTGGAATCAAAAGCATTCGTCATCAGAGAACCTCTTCCAATTCCGTTCTCGTCTCTGAACCACTTTTCTCTCGGCGCTTTTAATGTGGTTGCGACATCTTCTCTGGTAAGGCAACCTTTGTATTTCTCGTCCATGCGTTTTTCTAGTTCATCTAAAAGTTCCTTCTTTTCCTGTTCTGTCATTGTGTCATCCTCACTTTCCCCATGTAAACAACTGGCACGCTATTGTGCAGTCCTCAATGATTTTAATACTCAATAAAATCAGATAGCTCCATCTGGCCAACTACATTATTGTCTTGCATCCACCATAGATAGACTTCTTCGCCACAACTCCACTTTGTATCTTTCCCACGCCGCTTGCGTTCATTAATCATTCTGTCAAAAGAATGTATGTAGGCTTGCTTGTACTTTGGGAAATCATACATTTCTTTTTCCCTCTGCTTCTTTGATGCAAGTGGACAACCCAAACAGCCTAACCGATCATATTCGCATTGATATAGCTCGCATACTTTAATGTTTTTCTCACCAATGAACTGCCAGATATTTTGATCTGTCCAGTCAATGATTGGATTAACTACTGTCTTTGCTTTCATCTGGCAATTTTCAAATAACCTTCTAGTATTATCATTGTCAGTGATAAGCATTTTCTCATCAGAAACACCGATGCTTTTACTTGCGGTCTGCCCTAACACCTCAAATGGGCTTCTGCTACTTCTTTTTCTACTCTCAGCCCATCTAACACCTGTCGCAATCAATCTGTTTGGATTCCCACCCTCTTTTAATTCTGAACAGCAATACCGAACAATTCTGGTGGGTGGCATCAGCTTTTTTGGAATAAGATTCCACATAGTAAGTGGCTTTCCGTTTTCCTGTAAATGATAATCAATCTCGCATTTGATGGCTTTATCTGCCAATTCAGAAAACACATTCTTGATATGTCTGACTGTCTGCGGTGCATCTACGGTGGTGTGAGAATTATGAACCTCAAACGGGATTCCAGATATTCTGAACAATCTCAGAAGTACATCCGAATCCTTTCCACCGGAATACTCACATACAAGTGGCTTTCCATAATGTTTCAACGAGAGATCAGATACAAGTCGAATTCTCTCAATTGCTTTTTGTTCTAAATCCATAATATTTACACTCCAAATCTTCTGACCAATTCTTTATTCAAATCCGGGATTCTTACATCTGTTTCAGATTCCAGTTCCTCAATCATGCTCATAAAGCTTCTTTCTCCACGGTTTGCTTGTCCTACAAACTCATTTGCACAATTAATTACGTCCAAAAGTCTTTTAGTGGAAAAGCCATGCAATTTCCGTAATGCTAGCATGGTTGTTACTGCGTTAATTGTATTCGCCCAGTCGTCACCAGTATTGAAGCCATCGTTATAGGCTTGATCTTGCATGATTTCCAACTCTTTACGTGAATTCTGCATGGCTCTGGCGAATGCCTGTGACATTTGATCATCGCATTCCAACACCCTATTTTTCTTTGGCGCTTTCATCTTTAATTTGCTTCCCATATTTTTCCCTTCCGTATCTGTATTCCGTCAAACGGTACGCTCTCGATATTCCCGGATGTTCTGTGGCAATCAGAGAATCCATCTCCAATTGCCGCATATGTCTCTAGACGGTACACTTTGTAAGGTCTGTTCCATCCATAATTTCTTCATAAGAAGGCATATATCCGTGTTTCTCAAAATACATGACCAGAAATCTGTAAATATCATTTCTGGCAGATTGTCCCTCATTATATTTCCTCTGACGGTAATTCATACGTAAAACGGCTCTTCTGCCGTAGTATTGCTTTTTTCTGCACGCATTTTATTTAATCTTTCCGCAGCCTTCTCTTTCGCTTCATCGGAATATTTTCTTGGCGGATTGATTTTAATGTAGGAATACGGCAAGTGAGCGAAAATAGATCCATCGTTATTTCTGGCAAGAATTTTCACATCATCTGGAAATTTCTTTTCTAATTCCTCACATCTGTTCTTCCAGGCGCTCCCATTCTTAGCAGTAATCCCTACATAATCTCTTCCTGGAATCCACTCAATTACGCATTCGTTTGTGTTTTCTGACATTTAATCACGCTCCTTATATAAAATCTCCTATGATCATTTGACTATCGTTTTCAAAAACAAGCATTTCGTTTTTTGCTCTGCTATAAAAGTCCCTGTCAATTTCAAATCCGTATGCACTTCTGCCAAGCTCTATGGCGGCTCTCAATGTGCTACCGCTTCCACAACACGGGTCAATTACCACATCTCCGGGGTCGGTAAATATTTCAATTAATCTTTTCAGAACCGCTACAGGTTTCTGCGCTGGATGAATTTTGGGAATGTCCTTTCCGTCTTTTTCCCATTGGAACCAGTTAAAAACCATCTTCCCAGTTCCACGAATGGTTTTTCCATCTTCGCCTGTCTGCGCTCCATTTCTGAATTTTGGAAGTTTATCTCGATAAAATACGAGTGCATATTCCGTGGCGCCTACCACACGCATATTAGCTTTCAATACCTGTGGACTATAGTTTTTAATAAACACAAGCGGTATATAGTGAACAAATCCGTGTTTAGCCGCCGCATTGATCAGAGTTTGAATTTGTTCAAACGAACAGAACACAATCATGCATGGTGCGTCTGAGCTTCTTCCTCTTGCCCCTGCCTTTTTAGGCTCCTTCTTCAACATTTTCGAGCAGAAATGGAAGTATTCATACAGGTTGAAATTGAAGTCAGAGTTAAATGCTGCTTTCCCTGCTAATTTGCTTTCACCGTTCTTATTGTCCCCTCCTGCGTACCACATAGGGCTACTTCCATAAAAATTATTACCTACATTGTAAGGAACATCTGCAATTACAAGCTGTGCTCTTGGGATTGCATATTTCTTATAATTCTGCATAGAATCACGATATATTTCACATTTTAATTTCATTCATTCCACCTCTTTTAACCGTTCGCTCCCAATATGAAAATATTTTTCTTCTTTCTCAAAACCTAAGAATCTTCTACCTGTAGTTCTGCAGGCAACTCCTGTGCTACAGGAACCGGCGCAATTATCCAAGACTAAATCACCTGGATTTGTGTATGTTTTGATTAACAATTCCATAAGTGATAACGGTTTTTGTGTTGGATGTAGCGCGCATTTTTGACTGTCTTTTGCAAAAGTCCACACAGATGTTGGGAAACGCTCTGTACTGTCATAAGAAGTTAATCTGTATTTCCCATAGTTTGTTGTTTCTTTGCATTTAACCTTATGTTCCACTTTACTTATTTTTCTTTTGTTTCCAGTTGTTTTCTGTGGATTATAAGTAGGAAGTTTTTTATAAAAAACACAAATATCTTCATGTGACCGAAGAGGCATTTTGTTAGCATTCAAAAATCCTGTAGGTTGTGTTTTCTGCCATATCAAGTTATATCGCCACATATCACGATTACTTTGCATTAAATCTGCAGTAAACATTCCGTTCGCAAATAATATAATGGCACCATGCTCTTTAATAATTCTTTTATACTGTTTCCATAATGGCTCAAACGGAATAACCGAATCCCATTTATTTCTTGCTGTTTGTCCATATGGAAGGTCGGTTAAAATCATGTCTATTGATTCGTCATCAATCAATTTAAAGCCATCGAAACAATCCATACAGTAAAAACCGTCATTTATCATCCTCAAAAGAAGCCCGGTGCACCCTTACGTCAGCTGAAGGCAAGCTCCTTTCATTTTTTATTTTTTATCTTTGGAATTTAGCCAGTAGAACTACTGGTGTGTTAGAATCAGTGATAATTTTCTTCATTGAGTAAGTCGTTGAATTTTTCCAACGCATTAATAGATACTTTGTTATTTGCTTTTTCTGGTCTGATTGATACGTTTAAGTGAGTATCAATGATGTGTTTTAGTTCTCTTGCAAGGGTTATTTTCCCCTGTTGGATTCCATCCCTATATCCTTTTGTCGGACGAAATTCATTGATTTTTTCTTTTCCTTCTCCTTGGCTCCCAGAGGTTTTATTATATCTGCATTGATATCCTTTTTTTGTGTACTCCAATATCCAGAACTGTTCCATTTTATCAAGCTGTTCGACAGGATAATGGATAAAATTTATTTTCCACCCAAAAGGATTTTCTTCGCTGTAAAATCCTCTTTTCTTTATTGATAAATCAATGTGCTGATACCCAGTAAGATGTGAACACATCCTCTGAATTATATGTATTGCTTGCCCTATGTAAAAGTATAAGATTTCGTTTTCATCAGTTCTGGTTAGAAAATATATTCCGCTCCCATCATCAAGCTTCGGATTAATTTTCAGAAGTCTTTTTCGGTTTGCTGATTCAATGGCTTTTACTCTTCGGTAATTTTGATAGCTCAATTTAGATCACCTTCTTTCAGCCGAACGCTACCTGTCCGTTATTCTGCAAATAAATCATCGGCGAAGCCTTACGTTCTCCAATTTTCAGATACGGGCAATTAGCTTTCACAAGTGCTTCTGCCATAACTGGCACAACACTGTTCCCGATTCTTGCTACTTGTTTTGCAATCGGGTAGTTTCTCCATTTATAGTCCCGATCAATAATGTAATCTTTCGGAAATCCCTGCATCACCTTTAATTCTTCTGGCTTTAACATTCTTAGAAAAATATCTGATATGATATATTTCTCTCCATGGATATCAGCCAGGACATTTACCAGTCCAAACCTGTCTTTTGTGGTAATGGTTCCAAGCGGTTCATTCAATACCTGTCCGCATCCTGTTCCATAATACTTAACCAGAAAAGCTGATATCACTCCGAAATGACCGGGCGAAGTTGTTATCGTATGCAATGGCTCATCACATCCTTGACCTATTCCAGTCTTGTAAAATTTCGTGACAAAAGCTGTTACAAGACCATATCTGTTTGATGTATCAATAGTCTTAATTGGTTCGGTCAGCAATTGTCCTCTGGAATCCCCTTGTCTGGTTTCCCCATGATACTGAATGATAAATGCCAGTGCATCTTTACTCCTTACAATGTATGGCTCTGGATTATCAACGATATATTTCTTGATTCCATTTGCGATACGTTTCTGCGTTGCTTCTGCCAATGGTTTCGGGCGGTCAAATATACTTTTTCCTAAGTCCGACCAGTCAATATAATCTCCGCACTGTTCGTATGGCTTCAGACCGCCCACCCCTAAACGATTATGTGTAGGCTTTGGCCATACTATCTGTTTGCCGTCCCTGCGGAACACCGCATACCAACGTTTTCTTGTAGTAGGCGCTCCATAATCCGCAGCTACGAGTTCCCGACTATCAAATTCATATCCAATACATTCCATTGCTGAAATGAATTTTCTATAATCTTCACCGACTCTTTCCTTAATCAGATGTCCTTTCTCGTCCAATGGCCCCCATTGTTGTATCTCTTCTACATTCTCCATAATAATTACATCTGGTAGAATTGCTTTTGCGTGCTTATATACAGCCCACGGAAGAATGCGAAGCCCCTGTTTCCTCGGCTGACCGCCTTTTGCTTTTGAATGGCTTGTACAGTCTGGAGAAGCCCACATCAATGCTACGTGCTGATTCCTAACATATTTCTGCAAATCTACTTTGAAAATATCTTCTGTCAGATGTAGTGTTCCAGGATGATTTGTTTTGTGCATCAGAATTGCATCTGGATCATGGTTAATTGCTATATCAACAGGTCTACCAAGTGCCATTTCAATTCCTACAGATGCCCCTCCGCCGCCTGCAAAGCAATCTATAATTAAGTCTTTCATTTCATCTCCTAACTAAACGGAAATTCATCTTCCATACCGCCTAAATCTGGCACTTCCATGAAACTAGGTTCCGGCGGTGGTACTGGTCGTGTATCTGGCTCCTGTGTTTGTGGTGTCTGGCTCTTTCTTTCTGCAAATTCATGTTCTGCAACAAGACAATCATTTGAGTAAACTTTTTCACCATTTTTGTTCGTATAGTTTCCAGTCTGCCATTCTCCGTGCACATTTACTTTCGTGCCTTTTTTAAGATATTTCTCTGCGAATTCTGCATTTTTCCCAAGGCACACACAAGTGATAAAGTCAGATTTTCTTTCCGTATTCTTTTTTACTCTTCTCTCGACAGCCAAAATATATCTTGCAATTTTGGTGTCATTCGTTCCCATTCTGATATCTGGATCAGCGGTTAATCTTTCAGAAAGAATAACAATATTCACAATTTATCACCTCTCAATCTGAATGTCGCATCTAACAAGTGCGTGTTTGATTTTCTTTGTATTCCCTGTTACGATTTCTTCTTTTCCGATAACAAAAGTAATATCATCTTCTGTTACATTGAATCCTTTTGTTTTGATATGCTCCATGATGATTTCTTTAATTTCATCTGTGCCAATTCCGATTGTTATTTCCAATGGTGTTACCTCCCTGGTTTGTAGACTGGTGGCATTGGCTGCCATGCAATGACTGGGTAATATGCAAAGCCATACGCTTCTACGCTTCCCCATTCGCCGTCTCCTAAATAAGTAAGACTTGTTGGAAGAACAGCTCCATCAATTGTAACTGCATATTCTTTCCAATCTCCCGGGTTTTCTTCCTTGTTTGGTTCTGGCGGCAAAATTAAATCTGTTGGAAACCACATATCCGCAGAGCTGTAGGAACAAATCAGTTCTTCAACTTTCTTGATTGCATCATTCCAACCTTTGTCGTACTTACATTCCTGTTCGGAAGGTTCTGACTTTTTCAGTTTGTCAAGTGTTTTTAAGAAGATTTTCATTAATAATCAACCTCCTTTAATCTATCAAACGAAATTGCTACTGGCATTTTCCATTCAGATTCTGTACACTTAACAATAGCCTGCAAGAAAGATGCGGTGATATTCTTTTTAAAATCCACACTCTTTAACTGCTTTCTTATCTCTTCTGCAAATTCCTCACGATTTTCATTTACATATTTTTCAATTTCTTCCTTTACTGTGGTTTTTACAATATCTTCTGCAAGCCAGTCAAAATATGGTTTTGCGTTCCAACTCCCTTTTTCGCAAAATTTTCCTTCTTTATTAACATACCTATTCGTCATTGTTTTTATCGCATCACGTACAATAACGGATGGGTCTCCTAATGCCTTTACGATTCCAGCATGAACTTCTTCTTGTATTGCTGCTTTTATTACATCGTCACTGATATTTAAACTCATCATGTTTCCCATAGCTAATCCTCCTTAACTTTCTCAATAGTTTCTTTTATTGCTTCTTTCACAGCCTTGGTTTTAATCATCTTATCTGCCAAGGCTTTTGCCGCTCCTGTACGATCACGCTTTCGTTCTTTTCCAAGATTTCTCCAATCTGCATACGAACCATTCTTTTCAACGGCTCATTGGTATCCCTACTTCCGTATGTGAATTTTTCGTAAATAACCTCTTTAATTTCCTTGGTAATTTTTTCAACTACCCTGTCCTCAACATTTTTACGGATTTCCTTGGCAATTTCTTCCTCATTAATACCAATCGTTACTGGTACACTGAATACGCTCATTAATTCTCTCCTTTCAAAACGGACATAAGTCCAAGTTAATTTCCAGTCCAGGTGTTGCAATCTGGACGAGTGCATCATCCCAAACCACCGATTCTTTTATCTCTTTCAAAATCTGCTCCTGGTCAGCAGCTTCATTACTCAAATGCACCAATGTTACCGTCCGCAAAGCTGCCGTATGGTTCGTATTTACTAAGCTTTTGCAGGTATCTAAGGAACAATGCCCTTTAAGCCTGTGCGTGTAATTTTCAGCTGTTTTGTCAACCAATTCTTTACAATAGTTGCATTCAATAACTAAGTGGTTCAGTCGCATTGCCTTGAAATTGTATCGGCAAAACTCAAAGTCGGTCATGTACAGCAGCTTTCCCATTTCTTCATGTTCCACGATGTACCCATAATTGAAACATGGAATAAGTTGCCCTGTGTCCTTATCTCTTGTGGTGTGCGGCAGATAAAACGGTATTACCGTAAACGAGCCAACCCGAAACGGTCTTTTTTCTGGAACGCCTTTCATTAATTCGCCAGTGATGACTTGCAGATGTTCCACGGTTTCATCATTGGTGTAAATCTGAATACCTAAATTCATTAGATTTTTAAATGATTCACGGTGATCGCTCAACCGTGTTCATGGGTAAGAAGCACGCCAGAAACATCACTTGTTCTGTAATCAATAGCTTTCAGAATGTCTTTGTATCTGCATCCGCAATCCAGAAGAAGCATTTCTCCGCTGTTGGATTTCAGAACATAGCAGTTCCCATGGGTACTCCCTGTGTTGACAACTCGCATGAACATTTTTTATCACCTCGCTTTCATTCTTTTTTCGATATCCAAATCCACACTGTGGCATAATTTGACGCAATCTCCGTGCAGCATATGGTCTTTACATGAGAGATATTTTACTTGAAACTCTAATTCTGACATTTTCCTATCATTTACAGCCTTAACCCATTTTCGGACTTTCTTTTGTGTTTTTCGTTTTTTGTCTCCTCGAAGTTTTCTAATATACTCCCCATTAGAAGTTACATAATGATGAAAGCCAAGATAGCACAATCCCATTCTAAATGGCACAATCTGTGATTTAGTATTCAATTGTATTTTAAGGCTTTCGGTCATAATCTGGATAGCTTCAAGTATTTCTCTGGCTTCTTCTTTACTTTTACAAATCACATAGAAATCATCATTATACCTTCCGTAATGCTGTATTCCGTATTCAATTGTTATCATTTGATCCAACGAATGCAGTAACAGTAAAGCGTATTTCTGATTAACTTGATTTCCAAGTGGAAGTCCTGGATTTTCGGCGCTGTCAATAAATAGATGATTTAACCATACTGTAAATTCATCATCAAAATAGTAATCCACCACGTCTTTCATGATTTCATGATCTATGCTGTAAAAATATTTACGAATATCGCATTTTACAATCCAGCCATTTAAACCATTTTTACTGTAAAATTCCAACATATGATCTCGCAGACCATCCATTGCCATATAATGACCTTTTCCGATTTGTCCTGCTGTGTTCCATTTTATAAAAATATTATTTAATTTCGGCGTAAGAATGTAGTCTGAAAAGCATCTCTGTACCGTCTTGTCTTTGAAAGAACACGATTCTATGATGCGTTCTTTCGGCTCATATATTTTGAATTTATTATACGGTGCTATGGAATACGTTTGATTTTCCAATTGTTCCTTCAATGTTTGGATTCCTTCCAACGCCATAATAGAAAACCTGGCAGTGCCGGAATTGAATTTCTTATCTGCCTTAACTCGTTTGTAAGATGAATACAAGTTTTCAAAATTTGCCACAATTTCTTTATCCATTTATTTTGTTCCTTTATATTTATCCATTGCGGAAAGGTTATGCATTTGCTTGTATCTATTCGGATTTCAGCTTTCTGCTTACTCTGTCTGCCTGTGATACAGGTTGGGCGAACACCGTTGTCATTGTTGCAGTTATTGTTGTTGACGTTACCCGAGGAGGAAACAACGGCTCTACAACGCATAACCTATAAAAATCATCTGTTTCTGTCTTTTGTTCTCCAAGCAATCGCCATATGCTTAATATCTGTAACCATTTTTGACCATGCCTCCATACTTCCCGAATTAATGATATTAAGCTCGTATGAAAGCTCTATATAAAAGAGAAGTTCATCACAATATGTAATTGCTTTTGTCTGTAATTCTAGCCTTTCTCTCTTATAATCTTTCAAATCTGTTCGATTGGCTTCAAAGAGCTTAGCGTGTATTTCGAGCGATTTGTTCTGCATTTTATCAACTAAAGAAAATCTGAATTTCTTAGGATATCTCCTCGCGTTACTGGTTACTATAAGCGTGTGCTTTGCTAACTGCTTGGCTTTTATTATCACCTGTAAATCTTCATTTGCCATTATTAATCCTCGTCTGATTCAAAGATTGAAGAGGAAAAGATACAAGCCGGGCGAACACCGTTGTCAAAGAAGCAGCTAACGTAGTTGACGAAACCCGAGGAGGAAACAACGGCAACGCTCTTAAAATAATCATTGTAAGGTGTACTCCATGGTGTAATAAGCCACCACCATTTATCCATATTTGGCAAATATTTCCTGTATTTTCTGTATTCATCCACGGTTAAGAGTGAAATCTTATCTCTACAAGTTCCATATTCAGTCTGCCCGTCCAATGCCAACAGGTTACGGTCAAATTCAACAACTGCATTTCCATCGAAAGGCGTATTAATTTTTTCTAAAAATGATGTGTTTAATTCTTCTCTTAAAGAACTTTCTTTCCAATTGCTGGAATCTGAATCAAACATTCTTGTTTTACCATAAAAACTATTTAAAATTGCAAAATATCCATCTGGAAGCTTGTCCAGGATCATCCATTCCATACCGGAAATTTCAACCACTTCCCCGGGTTTCGGAGTGCCCATGTGTTTCTTTTTGTAATCCTCGAATTCCTCTGTAATTCTTTTTATTTCTGACTCAAAATATTTCAAATCTTTTTTCATTTTTATTCCTCCACCTTAGATACAAAGAGATTAGATTTTAAGATACAAACTGGGCGAACACCGTTGACAAGGTTGCAGTTATAGTTGAAGACGCTACCCGAGGAGGAAACAACGGCAACGCTATTCCATCCGCGTTCTTTTGTTGACCAAGATGTACATGTCCAATACCAGTCATTAAGTTTTTTGTTCGGAGTTAATTCCGTATATTTTCTTGCTTCATCAAATGTAAGAGGTCTGATTTTACATTTCACCGAAACGCCTGTATTCTGACCGTCGACCGTAATAAGATCTGCTTCATGTGTTTCAATATTCTCCGCACCAAATTCCTCTTCAAAATTCGCTAAAATTTCCGTGTCACAAAGTTCTTTTAATTCAGACTCTAAATAATCTGCATTATCCCCGAATTTTACATTTTCTTTTACAAGGTTAAAAGAAACTATCTTGGTGGTATTTTCATACTGTTCCAACACTTTGTATTTTCTTTTACCTGTAGTTTGGAATACATCACCAGGGTTCAACTCTGATAATTTGATTTTCCCACTTTTCTCCTGCTTCTCTAAAAGTTCAACCAGTTCTTTTGCTTTCTTTAAAATTTCATTCATAACTATTATCCCTCCTAGTTTTCCTCATTCACTACAATACCGCCATGGATAATAACCCTCTTTCCGTCCGAATCATCAAAATAAACTTCATTTTCAGATTCAGAAACATCGAACTTCCCAGACCAGGACTTGATTTTACCGCCGTTGTAATCGTAAACAGTTACGGTACGGTTCAAACCACCGTCAATATCACTAGACAGTGATTTTAATGATCTGCTACAGGAAGAACAACCGCTAAACATTGTGATTGCTGTAATCCCTGTGATTAATACTGCTGTCTTAATACATTTATGCTTCATTTTGGCTCTCCTTTTACATTGTAAGTCGGATTATAATGAGTACCACATATGTAATAACATTTAAAAGAATAATTAAATTGGTTCGATTGTATTCATTTTCTCGAATAAAAGATACTATCCATACCAAAAGTGCTATTGAAAGCAAAATAATAAGCACAATTGTGGAAGTTTCCATCCTACATTTCCTCCTGGCTCATAAATGACGGAATTTCTGTTTCCACTGGCTCTGCTGCCGGAACTGGTTCTTTTTCTGCTGTTTTTACGGTTTCGGCTACGGTTGGCTGCTTTGGTTTTTCTTCGATTGCTTCTGGCTGTGGAATGAATTCTTCTACATTGGCATTCTGTTCGATTTCTTCCTGTACTTCTCTGTATGTGGCATCCATCATGTTGTATTCGTAAGCCTGTACTGGATTGTCCCATCTCTTAGGAATAGACTTCATAATGTTGTTTCGCATCTTACGAATAATCATTGACTCTCTGGATTGTGTTTCATAATAAGATGGTGAAATATACGGTCTTAATTCCTCACAGTCAATAATTGCTTCCAGTTCTCCAATGTCAGCGACCTTTTTCATGATCTCTTTTTTCTTTGCTTCAATTTGAGCTTTCTGCGCATCTGTAGCTTTATATCTGTCCGCACAAATTCCAAACGTTTCATTCTGTAGATTATTCTTGATGTGCGCTGCAAGATTCTTCAGTACATCTGCTCTTTCACAAGAAAGGTATTCAATATGTCCGTCCTTATACTGAATCGGATATACGATACGGACTACCTTACCTACACCAGATTCTTCCCATTCTGGCGGTGTGATTTCCACACCTTTATGTCTTGGTGGGATATACTTATCACCTTCTCTGACTTTCCAGTACGGGAATACTTTAGCTACATCGACGCCATATCTACTTACAAGAGCGTCATTTCCATCGCCCTCAATCGCAAACTCGATTTTCTTCTCCCACTGTGCCGGCTTCCCTTTTCCTGCTACGTTTACGTTTCTGATCTGGAAATAACATTCTCTCGGCTGCGCATTTGCATTCAGTTTCAATGCTGCTACTTTGCTCAGAATGAATTTAAGGTTAGAGCCATTGATTGCTTCAAAACTTGTGCCGCTCTCATGTACCATCTGAAAAATAGATCCCATTGCTGCCACTACGCAATCCTTTGAATAGGAATCAAATTCCATTCCTCTTGAAGTCAAATCTCTTTCCATTAAATCGACATAACGATTTGTGTAATAGGAAAGCTGTGTGTTAAAATTTGCTACCTGTGTGTTTTCTGCCATGATTATTCTCCTTTTCTTTTTTATATTTGCTAACACGCTGTTGCGTGATTGTATGTTTTGTACCTATGTAGGTTTTCAGATATCTCAAACCTCAATTTCCAATATTCGGTTTTACATAGGTTCTTGTGAGTGAAATATCCTCCTCACATTCCAGGTGCAAAATCACCTGTGACTTAATTAAGCCAATTATTTCTGTTATTTTAATAATAAATATAGTTTGTTCTATATTTCATATGGAGCAGCCAGTCTATCGCCAAACAAGTTACTGGCTGTTCCTTTCTTTTTTAAAGCTCTTTCGCCGTCAAATCCCCGTCCGACACTCTTAATACAATCATCTGCTGTTCAACACTAGGAAGTCTGTTTGCATTTACGCTCTCGCTGTTGTCAACAAAAATCGGCAAATTCAAACCGTTCAAAGCCTGTAAACCTCTAAGCAAATCAATGTCACACAAGATTTTGTCAGAATAATTCAAACCATCAAAGTAATTCACTCCATTACAGATCATCTTGCAAGTTTCCACTGGATTTCCCTCAATCGTGTAATCAAGAAAACTAAACTGGAAATGATGGAAAAATGGATTGATTTTCTCTGCCAGTGCCTTATTCTTCTGGATTGAGAAGTTAAGAACGGTGTCGATGTTCTTTTCAATATCAGCTTGCACCTGTCCAAGGTCTTTTAATTCCTCATTCAGTTCGGCTACTCGCTTTTCTTTCTCTGTGACTGCTGCCTGTGCAATCTTAATGTCTGCATCCACATTGGAAATCTGTTTCATAACAGTGCTGATCTGCATTCTCAATTCCTGTTTATTTCCAGGAACATCATCAAATGATTTCAGTTTCTCTTCAAGTTCTGCAATTCTCGCTGTAACTGCAAGATATTCTTCATCATTTTTCATATCTACAGATTCTGGAAGCTCCGTAAATTTGGACTGTTCTTTCTCAATCTGTTTAGTGAGTTCAGCAACTTCATCCTGTGCCGCACTGATTTCCGACTGCAATTTGTTGATTTCCTCGTTAGTTTTCTTTAATTTTGCAGCGGAAGTATTTCCAAGGTCGCAGACATATTTAAGATTATTCTGCTTCTCCGATTCAAAGAATTCTTTTACTTTCAACTGTGATTTAATTCTAGCCTTCTTCTTTTCTTCAAAGGAGGCTTTCAATTCGGCAACCTGTTCTTCTGGCAGTTCCTGTCCGCAAGTGGGGCAAATGGTATCAGAATCATTGAATGTTTCGGCTTCAATAGATTTCAGTTCAGAATCATCCCATTCCATTTCCTTGATTCTTGGATAGTCCTGTCTGGCTCTATCCAAGTCAGCTTTTGCCTGTTGTCCAGCTCTTATGTGGTTGTCCAGTTCCATTCCCAACATTCGGATAGCTGATTCTTTTTCGATTTTATTTTTTGTAAGGTCGTAATACACATTCATAATGGCTGCTTTTTTGTCTTTCAGCTCTTTTTCTGCCTTGCTAACCAGACCATCCCTGGAAGATTTCAGTCCTCGGATTTCATATGAAAGGCTGTCATAGCCTTTTGCTGAATCTTCAAGAATCTGTTCCTGTTCTTCCAGTTTGGAAAGCTCCGCATTAAGCTCCTGTTTTTTTGATTCCAAGGAGGAAATGTCTGCATGTTCATCTTCCTTCTTAGATAATTCGGATATATCACCAGAAACCTTTTTAGATTCAGCTTTCTTCTCTTTTAAGTCAGACTTAAGAGCTTTTACGGCTTCTTCTGGACTTTTATTTTTAATACTTTTATCTTTAATAATTTCTTTTGCAAGTTTGAAACTGGGATTGCTGTTAATAAATTCTTCCATATCAAATTTACATATTTTCGTTAATGTTTCTCTGGCATCGGAAATTGACTTTCTTAACATATTAAGAAAAATACTTGGATTGCTACACATAGCTATTGCTTCTGGTGAAGCAATTTCTTCTTTCAAGAAATCATTAAAATCTGCTTTTGATAACTTAACTCCACCATTCAAAAAGTAGCTTGTACTTGAAGAATTCTTTCCTTTTTTAGTTACTTTCCTTATTGTAATTTCCCTTCCATTTATTACAGTCTCAATTTCTCTTACAATATCTCCTTCAACTTCCACGCCATTTTCTTTTCTGCGAATAGAAGTAGGTTCTGTACCATTTGCCATCTTACCTGTCAGAACGTCCAAATATGCGTCCTGCAATGTGGATTTTCCTTCTCTGTTTCTGCCAGAAATCTCTGTTCTTGGAAACAAATCTACAGACTTACTCGGAAACTTCTTGTAATTCTCCAAGTAAATTTTTTTTACTTCCACTTTCATGCTCGATTATCCTCCCTATTGATACCTCATATGCAGTTCTAAGCTCTACTTCATCACCAGATAATTTTTTATGATAAATCCGGCTCTGGATTCTTCCGATTATTTTTACGAAATCTCCAACCTTGAAATCAGCAGCTTCTCTGGCTTCATTCCACCATGCGATACATGGGATATAATCTGTTCTTTGCAAGTCATATTCGTTGCAGGCAATCATCAAATCACAGATTTCTTTTCCTATTGGTGTTTTGCGGTAAATAGGCGATTTGCAAAGATAACCTTCCAGAATGATTTTGTTTTCATCTTCTACGCTTCCATCTCCATCCAATAATGTTTCTGCTTTAACTTCCAATATTAAATGTGATTTTCCATTTTCCTTTTTATTGTATGAAGTGTATTTTCCCTCAATATAGATGTGTTCTCCAATTTTCCAGTTTTCTGCCATTCTTTCTGGTATTGCTACTGGAAGCAAATCTACGTTCCCACTGGTACGCTTTGCGCCAATATAAAATCTTACGAATTTTTCGCCGTTCTTGAAAAACGTTCCTGGCTGAATATCCATTATCGCACCGTATAATTGAACTTCATTCTTGTTATTCTTCATCCTCCATCTCCATTTCTTTTACGGAAATCTCATATACACTTTCCGTTTCTTCCCCATTAACATAAACATCACGGCTTATTAACCTGCCAGTCACTTTAATGTAATCATTCCTTTTAACATCTACCGCCAGATCAGCGCCTTTTCCCCATAAATTACAGCGAATAAAGTCAGCTCTTTCTGAAAAATCTCTTGGAATTGCAACAAAAAGATTTAAAACTTTCCTGTGTGTTACTGGTGTAAGCTTTGCATGAGGTTCTCTTGTGCAGCTTCTGGCAATAAACTCTACTTCGTTTATATCTCCCTCTGGAGCCTGTTCATCCAGAACTTTCACCTCATCAGCTGCAATATAATTAGTGTTATGGTGCTTGTTTGGGTTCTTAGAAGTATCCATGCTTCTGATTGCCCCTGTTACCATAACTTCTTTTCCGTTGTAATCATTATCACGCACAACAGAATCTTCTATGACGATTGGAAACATATCTACTGCACCACTTTTGCGAATAACTGTCAGCATGAATTTGTAATAGTATCTTCCGTAATGTTCGTGGCTGAACACTATTTCCCCGGCTCTACCGGATAATCTTACTTTGTTTAATCTTTTCATTTATTTTTCCTCCATTTTTATTAACATAGGAAGAAACACTGTTATATGGATAAGAGACATTAAAAACAGAATATTTAAAATATCCATTGTCGTCAGGAACCATAATGTTGTAAATACCACTACTTGTAATCCGATTCCAGCAAGTATTTCTTCCGTTATCTTTACCACCTCTTTCATTTTCTCCTCACTTTCTTCTGGATGTGGTTACTACAAGCGTAGTTGCCAGAATAGCGATAATTACATTTCTTGCCATCAGCTTTTCTTCCAGATCAGCAATAATTTCACTGGAAAGCGGCTGATTTTCGCCATTTTTTTGCATAAAAAGTCCTCCTGTTATATTTTTGTTTGTCAAATACAGGAGGTTGTGTTATAATAATCCTGTATTTAACTAACTCATTCTTAGTTAGATACCGTCCTGGTTGGTGTTGCCGCACCTTCCAGGGCAACTTAATTCTCTTTTGTTTCTGGCTTTTCATTAAGCCCAAGCATTGCAAGGCAAATCTGCTTTTCGAGAAGCGTTCCTTGCTGGCTATTTGCATACGCTTCAAATGCTTTCAATCTTCCGATTAAAACTGCGTATTCCTCATTTGCGTTCTCTGGTACAAAATCTGTGCTTTTAGTTTCTCCCATTTCTAGTCCTCCTCTTTTGCTCCAAATGTTTTAAGCATTTCTTCCAGAAGCGAAACAATCGGAATAATTGCATCTACCTGTTTGAACTTTTCCTTGATTTCTTTATCAAGTTCTTCCTCGTTCATCAGACCATGCTCGAATGAATGTCTAAGCTGCTCGTTTACTTCTTCCTCTTCTCCACCATCTTTTACGAACATCTCTTTAATTTCATGGGTGATAACTGCGTACTCTGCAAGAATATCAATCCCTTTACCAGAAATATTAACTAAACCGTTTTCAAATTTAATCATTGTTTTTCCTCCCTGTTTTCTTTTATTCTCTCCTTCTGAATGGTATAATGTGTTCAGAAAGGAGGTGTGTTAAAATGTTTCTACAAATAAAAGTTTCTTGTAACTGTCGTTGTAGCTACTACTTGAATGAAGCAATAAGTGCTGATAAAATTTCGTGTCCAAACTGCGGCAAAGAACATCCGTATTCAAAAGAAATTCTTTCAATGCTTCATACCGCAAATGAAATTCAAGATGTATTTGATTCTGACGGTTTTGATATTAAAAGCATTACCACAGAAGTCATTCTTTGACCGGAATATATGAAAGCTCTTCAATAACCAACTTCATAAATTCTAAGAACCCTTTTGCTTCCGTAACGGACAGATGGCATTCGGCAATTTCAGCTTTTACTTTTTTGTAGAGTTCGTCTGCTTCCTGTCCGTTTCTTCTTCTAAATTCTAAATATTTCTGTCCCTCATGGCTTGACAGCTTTTCAGATAAATATTTTTCAACATTCATTGTGTTTCCCTCTCCATAATTTCTAATCATCAATTGATTTCTGAACAGCAGAAGTAATTCCATCAGAAACACATTTTGAAATGCTTTTCCCATCAATATTAATTTCAAAAATACGTTTCTTTTTAGAGGGCTCCGGGATATTATGAATAGCTTGGAGCTCTTTTAATATTTCGACAAGAATCTCTTTTTCTTTCAACTTGCATCATCCTGTCCTAAAAACTTATTCACGAAATATAGCTGTCCTTTCCCACTGACTTTTGTCGTTCGAGTGATTCTTACTGAACCATCTGGGTTCTGAACACTGGATTCTTTGATTTCAAATAACCCCTGTTCGACATATTTCTGTTTTGGCATATTCCGAGAACTTCCAGAGACCATCAGATAACCATTTTCTCTCATCCACTGGAATAATCGTTTCTGCCCTATCTGATATCCATTCTGGCAGATAAGTTTTGCCAAATCCCCAATAAGAATTGATGTGTGACTGGTTGACACTGCATCGGCAAAGATCGTTTTCGGCTTGTCTGCTTCAATTTTTAGTCTTTGCTTTTCGATAATCTTGTCTCTCTCTGCGATTTTCTTCTTTGCTACCAGAATTGCTTTCGCCATCAATTCTTCATCAGAAAGAGTTTCTTGTCCTAAAATGTAACCGCCATGCTTGCGAATGGATGGTAGGACTTCATCTGTCACCCAATCTGTAAAACGTTGTGCTGATTCTTTTCGGCTTTGGAATATTGTTTTGTACAAATTAGCTTCATTGATGTACAGAAGTTTCTGGTTTCCACCTTTTGTAAGGGTATCCATAGTACGGATACCCTTTTCGGATAACCGTTGTTTTACATTTCCAACATTTGTTATCTCCAACGCTCTGCAAACATCAGATAAACAAAACATTGGTTCGTTTTCAACCATTACTGTCCGAATATCTCCGAACTCTGGCGAATTAAAAATCTGTAATTCGTTCATTAGTCTCCTTTCTGTGATATAATCTCCTTTAGGAAGGAGGTGTTAATAATGGATAACTTTCAAATTGCTCACGACTTGGCTGTTGCCAAAGCAGTTAAGGAAGGTTCTGGTTCAAAAGAAATTCTTAAATTGTACCACGCATACAACGATGAATTTCTTACCTTGTTAAGCAAAGAACCTGTCAAAGTTGGAAAAGCAACTGCAACAGAATACCCATCAGCTAAATAATTATCTGGTGTGCTTTATGTAATCTCTTTTACATAGAGCACATCTACTGGGTTAAATTTCAAACAATATTGCTTTCCAGCGTCATCCCATTCCAAACGTATCAGTTGATCTCTAATGTCTGGTTTCACAATATCATCTGGGAACACACACGGAATTTCGATTGTTTCCCCATTTTTAAATTTGATAATTGTCATATTCTCCTTATAATCTCTCCTTTCTCAGTCTTTTTCTCAACTTTTTCTTCTTTGCCATTGTTTTTGTATTTGGCAATTGTCTCGCCAACTCCAAGGAAATATCCTTTGTCAAATTCAGACATATTCGGAACGGCTTTAGCGATTGATTCAATGATTTTTTTTTCTTTTTCTGACATAATTTCACCTCACTTTATGTTGAAAATATTTTTCCTATGTGTTAAAATTATTTCATCCCCTGATAATGGGCAATGAAAGGAGTGGATTGTTATGACCAAACTTTTGGATTTGCCCTGTTCCTTATTGTAGGTCGCAGGCAGAGTGAACTGCGTTACCAAAGTACGTTAAGCAATTTCGTTCAATGAGGTGAACGAAATTCCTACATTCGCCAACTAATGGGCAGCTAAACTTTTTAACTCAATCGCAGAACCAAAACTGCGTAAGTGGCGAAGTGTTTCAAGGAAACATTTTGTGCTGAGAATGTGGCTGAAAGCAAGTACGCAATCAGTCTGCAAAACACATAGGGTAAACAAATTTAGGCAAAAGTCGATAGGACAGCACTCCTGTCGACTTTTTGTTATTCATCTCTGAATAAGTATTCCATGTCATATTCTGGAAAAAGTTCTTTTTTCGCAATTACCACTTCTGGATAAGTAAAAGGCGTTTTCCCTTTTAACTTGTTCTGTATTGTCCTCTCATCGACTTCCAAAACTTTTGCAAAAGCTCTAATTGTGATTCCTTTATCGTCAAGAACTTTTTTCAAGTTATTCAGCACTTTGTTCCCCTCCTCCCTTTTTTGTAGGTCGCCCGGTTTATTTAATCGGCAAAGTGTTTTGTACTTTGTACATTCTTAATATATCACTACGTACAATATCTGTCAAGCATAAATTTTGTACTTTGTACAATTGTTATTGTTGATTTCTTATTCACTATGATGTACAATACTTAATAAGGAGGTGAAGATAATGAAAGACCGTTTAAAACGGATACGAAAAGAATTCCATATAAAGAATCAGCAAGAATTTGCAGATGCGTTAGAACTTCCTCTTTCCAATATATCTAGTTATGAATCTGGAAGAAGAACTCCATCAGATGCAGTAATAAGCCTGATTTGTACAAAATATGGAATAAGAAGAGAATGGCTTCTCACTGGTGAAGAACCAATGAAACAATCTACCACAAGAGACATTCAGATTGAAAAATTTGTGGGCGAAGCCCTGAGTGGTGAATCTGATAATTTCAAGAAAAGATTAATCTCTGTTTTAGCCAACCTCACCGCAGATGAGTGGGAATTGCTTGAGCAAAAAGCAAAAGAACTTGTCGGAATGAATGATGAATAAAAAGAAAAGGGGCAGAAAAAATCTGTCCCTCTTTTTATTTGATTCCAAGAAGCCCTTTTATATGCCAAAATACAAGTGTAAGTTTTCTTTCGTCTAATTTGTCTAATAATTTAATAATTTCTTTCTTGTAATCCACGTAAATCCCTCCCAATATTCCAAACATCTGTTCTTGTTTATTAAATTATATCATGTTTTCATAACCATATAATGGGACGGAATCATCTCCACTCAAGTCCTTTCTGGCAAACTGGTTTCTCCTGATTTTTCTATGAATTATAAGTCTTTTTGTGTAAATATTGTGATTTTTGTTTTTCCAAATCGTAATAATAATAGATAGAAATAAAGGGGCTGGATGCTTGTCAGCGAGGGATTTATAGCGCTCATGGACAACCTGTTTTACCTCTGCTTTTGCAGTTTCGATAGTTTTATTCCTCCCAAAGATAATACTACGATCCGGGCAGAAGTAAACATATTGAATCAAGAGCACATGCACGAATATCAGTATAAACACAATTATGATTTTTTTATGTTTCTCCATGAATCCATCCCCTTTACACTATCATCTTAATGTATTACAATAACATTGTATCAAAAAATATACAATTACACAGGAAATGGCGAAATTAGCACCTCTGGTGGCGAATTTTACATGAAAAGGGATGATTTGAATGCGAATTGCAATATGTGATGATAACGAAATCCAGATTGATATATTTATGCATCGGATTAATAATTTTCTCAAACGAAATGGTGATATAAAAGCATTGATTACTCCGTATGATAAAGGGCAGCCACTTATTGATGATGTGGCAGATGGCGAGTGGTATGATATTGTGGTTTTGGATATCGTTTTGAGAGAAGAAAATGGAATTGAAGTTGCAAAGGAATTGAGATCCAGCGGATATAACGGAAATATTATTTTCTGGACAGCCCATAAAGAGTATGTTTTTGAAGCTCTTGATATACTCCCGGTACACTATATTATAAAAGGATCTGAAAACGGCAGAATGTATACTGCTTTCAATTATGCTCTGGAACATATCAGCAAAAGCACTCTTATGATAAAAGGAAAAGACTTTATTCATCGGGTGGAGTTTCAAAATATAGAATATATTGAGAGCCGAAACAAATACATCATTATCCACTGCACTTGCGGTATAGTTTATACGGAACGATGTAAACTATCCGATATTGAAGAATTACTGGATTCCAGATTTTTGAGGTGTCACCAGAGCTACATAATAAACATGGATGAGGTAAAAGAAATAAACACTTCGTTCCTTATGTTTTCTGGAAATACAGTGCCGATCAGAAGAAAAGATTATGCAAAAATAAGAAACGAATTTGAGGAATATACGACATTTAAATAGCTCCCGGGAAAACCCCGGGAGTATTATTATTTCAGTAATTCATTGACTTTTTTCTGTACTTCTGCGTAATTGTAGCCAGCGGATTCCAGACGGTCTCGTCTATCCTGTCCGTTCCCCCATTCGCCGTTGATTACCTCTTTTGCAACTTGGGCTACACTTTTCTTTGCTGTCATGGAATACACTACTTTTCCGTTCCAATCAAACACAGTATATCCAGCCTTGCAAGCTTTTTTCGCATTTTCCAGTGACTTGTAAGCCCCTATCTGGCTCTTGGAATCCTTCCAGGTCTTGCGGACACGGTAATACTTGTCAACCTTTGCTGTCGGTTTTGTGGTTGATGTTGTTGTGGTTTCGCTAGAAATAAGCTTCTTGAATCTATCCCAGTCACCTTTTCCGCGGATAACGGATGGACAATTCTTAGCGCACACATCGTAATGCTGCACTACTCGGCTTGCTGGGATTCCGTATTTCTTCATAAGCTGCTTACACACATCAACGGTATTATGGAATGCTTTTTCGTAGTTATATCCGGCATTCATACACATTTCAATTCCAATAGAGTTGTGATTGTTTACAGTTCCAAAAAGCTTACCGCCGTAATTTACCCCAACATGCCATGCTCCGCGATTATACGGCAAGGCTTGATATGCTGACTTATCATCAACGAATACGTGGGCTGAATAGCCTTTAAAATTGCCGTTATGCTGTGCAGTGGCGTGTGCCTTAGCGTCTGCTGTCTTGGCTGTATTATCTGTATTATGAATAACAATATACAGAGGTGTTTGTCCTGCGTAACTGTTGTTGTTGCTGATTAATGAGGTATTGATATTCATGTATGTTCTCCTTTCATTATTGAGGTTAAAAAGTGCATAATAAAAAGCACCCCAAATGGAATGCTCTTTAGCACAAACTCTTTATCCTATATATTTACGGTGATTATACTTCACATCTTCATCTTTTACTTTTGCGTATATCATAGTGGTATTTACACTAACATGGCCAAGCATTCTCTGGACATCAGTAACAGGAATTGATTTTTGAATCATATCTGTGGCAACTGTATGTCTAAACAAATGTGGAAATAACTCTCTTCCAATATCAGATCGTTTCCCGAGATTCCTTATAACTCTCTCGATAGCTTCTTTCTTTAAAGAATTGTGTGGCTTTCTTTCCGATACGAAAAGATATTCGGATTTATCATCTCTGCTATTGAGATATTCGGAAAGATACAAGGCGCACTTTGCTGTAATGTATGATTTCCTGTGCTTACTTCCTTTTCCAAATAACCATACTTCTCCTTTTTCAAAGTCCACATCAGAAATCTTAATTGTGCAAGTTTCCGTAACCCTGGCACCAGTGCTGTACAAAAATTCTACCAAAGCCTTTTCTCGAACATTTTTACATGCCATTCGGACTTTTTCCAATTCAATAGCTGTAAGTCCTTCTCGTTCTTTTCTCTCATACTTAATAACTTTTATTGCTCTGCAAGGATTCTTCCCGATATACCCCTCATTTGCAGCCCACTCGAAAAAAGCATGAAGCGCTGACCTGCGACTATCCAATGTACGATTGCTTATATTCCGTTCCTTCTGTGTGTAATACAAATATGCTCGAATATCATTTGAAGTAATATCAGAAATATCTTTATCCATTCGAGAAAAGAAATCATCCAGATACATTTGATATAATTCAATTGTTTTGTTACTTAGTCCCTCAATTTTTCGACTTACAAGGTAAATCTTAAAACATTCTGGCAAATATCCCTTGTATTTGCCAATGGCTGTTTCCCTACGCTCAATATCATAGTCCTGTACGTGAAGAAACAATTCATTCTGGACAAGTTTTAAGACTTCATCAGACACTTTTCCGTAAAGTTTGGCGGTGAATTCATTTGAAAATTGTTCTCTCATCATAAAAATCCCTCCTTTTGGGTTCACAAAGGGAGAGTACTGTGCTATAATAATACTGTACCCTTTGTGGTGCTTGGAGCTGAGTTTTTTGATTGGTAGTCGGGAACTCAGCTCCCTTTTTTGTCGTTCCGATTTTGATATGCTGATTATAGCATATTCATTTTATGTTTGGTAGTGTTTTGTTATTTTTTTCTTACTTCTCCAATAAACTCTATAGTGAGACAAAGATTGAAAAAATAGGATATACCGGAGAAACAAACTTCTATCAAGTAGATTTATCTGCATTAAGTTTTGGCGTCTATGAGTTTTTCGCCTCAACCGGTCAATACTGTTTACTTGGAAATTATGTTGATTATTGGTCAATAATTAGTAGCACTAATGATGAGTTCAAACTTATTGATAAAAATACATTGCAAATATACTCTGGTTCATGGTATTCCGATGTGTACAGAAGAAAAATTTTATAATTTTTAACTGTAACTTTTAAATACAACCGGAACTTGGGAGAATGGAATTTAAATTAAAGCCATTTTTATCTTAGCTCACTGTCATAATATTTTTACCCATTTACCATTAGAATACTGCGCTGCCGCTAATTTTTTCGAAGCGTTTTCCACCCCAATGAAATTTATATTGTTTTGCCCAGCGAGTACAATCCCCCAAGCCCAGCCGCTGTACAATCCGCCAATTGTTCCCCATACAGGAAGTAAATTACAACCATCGCCAGCGCTTACGCTATTAAGTATAGTGCTGACACTAGCTTCATCACTAAGAATTAAGACTTTTTTCGGCACCTTATCACCATTTAGTGCATTTATTGCCCCGATGATTGTCTTGTTATTAGTCTCTAATTTCGAGATAACAGCCGTTGCCATTTTATCAACTACATAATCCCAAAACTTGCTCATTAATCCGCGCTTATTCGCTCTCGCAGTTGCGTCATACAGCATTACTTCGTCATTATCCGCTAACGTATTTTTTGATGTGTATTCAGTCCATTTCGGCATGTTGCTGTCCTCCTTTAATTCAACTGATTTTTATTGATATAGTCTTCAATTGCCTTAATGTTTGCCGAAAGCCCATCGTCAAAAATGAGAAAATTTCCTTTCTCGTTCTGGCTCAAAACCTTTCCACTTTCGGTATCAATCGTTGAGTAGGTAAAGGCGATTCTATCGCCCTCTCCTGTTGACAGTTTCATAAATGATGTAAGCTTTTTAATCACGCTCATAATAATTCTCCTTCCATTTCTTGAATTAGTTTTTCTCTTTCCGAGAACATTTCATTCTCAATGTCGTTCAATCTAAAATTAACTTCCCTATCTTCTTTTCCGGCATTAAAGCGTATAAATTCTTTATTTTTCTGCTTTGCTTTCAGCTCCCACGCAAAATGCAAGCCTGGTGTTCCTTTTACCTTGAAATAAGTATTTGTCTTTTCAGCTATCCATGTTTGTCCCTCTCCTTCATTCTGTAAGAACACATAATACTCGATTCCTGTGTCGGTCGATTCCTGAAATATATCATCAATCATAATGATTGCGATTCCGTCATCTCCGATTACGCCACCGCCAAAATCTCCCAGAGTTGGAGTTGGAGTCTCGTAGCAGTAAAATAGCTGTTCTCCATAGTTTTCAGTGTCAGCTATTATGGATTTTGTTCCAGAAACCTTAAAATCGCCAAAAATACTAACATCTGAATTGAATTGTGTTCTTCCCAGATAATGTTTTGAACCGTCTGTAAAGCCACTTTCTGTTGTTGTATTATGTGGTGTTAAATTTAATGAGTTAGCGTAAGAGGATGCAATACCACTTGCGCTGTATTTAATAAATTGTCCTTGTGCATCCATAGCAAGCATTGATGGAGCGTTATATTCATTTCCTACGGAAATCTGTAGGGTTCCATTTTTTTTATTATAAATTCTGTTGTTTTGAATCGTAAATCCGCCTATAGTGGCTCCAATTGCCGCAAGCTCATTCAAGGACATTTTTTCAGCCGTGACCGCCTTAGCATCTAATTTTTCTGTGGTAATAGAACCAGCTGCTAGAGCATTAGCGGCTATGCTCAACGCTTTAATAAATTGTCCATTTACATAAATGTTTCCGTTTTCGTCTAAATAAATTCCCTGTGCCTTGCCACCATTGGTAAGCTTGCTGAAAATATCGACTTGTGTCTGTCCATCGACAGCTGATTTTGCTGAGCTATTAGCAATCTCATCGACCGTCTTTCCTTGTAGCGAAAAAGTCTTTGGAGCTAGAATAACATTTCCGTTGCTGTCGATTTCTAAAGTCACATTATTGTCGTCATCAATAACTTTCAGTCCTCGACCATTGATTCTCTCACCAGCAAGCAGTCCAGCCAGAATATATTTTGCATTAATGTATACTTTTCCATCTTTGATATAGATTCCCTGTTCAGTGCCGCCTTTTGTGAGTTTATTGAACACTTCATCCTGTCCAAGACTGGTATCATACTTATCAATTGCATTTTTAATATCGTCTTTGTCTGCATACTTGAAATCAATCCAATCGGATGCGTCAAACGCTCCGCCAACACGATTTACAGTGGATGTTTTGAGGGAAGCCTTTCCTTCACTATTGGTTGTCACCCACAAGTCACCTTCGTAATATGGCGGTTTTGGCTGAACCATATAGACAGATGACTTCCCATCTATCTTGTCTAACAGCTCATTTGGTATGGATTGTGGTTGCCAAATACCGGATTTGTAAATCCATTGAGTGTTATCAGAAGTATTGTGCCAAAGGTCACCTTCATGCTCTGCTTTCTCTGATTCCCATACCAAGATAATTTCATTCCCGGATTCATCCAGAATCTTGTTTCCGTCAATATCGCACCATGGTTGTTCCTCTGTTTTTGTCCATTTAAGAGAAGGGTCGTTTGGCTGATACCAAGTTTCAATTTTTCCATCAATCTGTGTTTTTAAAGAATTAAGAGAATCTTTAAAAACGCCATTGATAAATAAATCTAAAGAACTATCATCTGTGTATTTTGAAGCCTTTTCCCAATCTGAAGCAGAATAAGAACCGCTTGCTCTGGCAACTTTACATCTCATCAAATCACCATTAGAGCCTTGTGTCCATAAGTCTCCAATGTCATAAGGTGGCTCTGGCTGAACTACGAATACTCTGCGCTTATGATTTGCCGTATCTTGCGCTTTTTCTGCGGCGGCAAGTGCTAACGTGATATCGGTATCTTGTACCAATTGCCATTTCCAAGTTGCCCCATCTTGCATAAAACGGTACGCATATCCCCTGGATTTCCAGTAAAATAGGTCGCCCTCATGTTTCTTTCGTTCTTCGTTGGTAGTCCACTCGGAAGCCGGGATATTCTGCAAGGTCGGTTCATAGTCATAAAAAAAAGTCTCAATCTGTCCGTCGATTTGAGACTGCAAATTATTGATATCAGTTGTGTATGTATTGCTTATAAAATTATTTACTTCTGTTTCTGCTTTTTCCTTTGCAATCGCATTAACATCTTTTCCCTTGACTTGTACGGAATCCGCATTAATAACAACCCTTCCTGTTGTTACATCAACCAGGAAAGTTATGTTTCCATCTTTATCAATAGCCTTAATGGTTCCCGTATTAATCCAATCTGCATTAACACCTGTAGCCGTAAGGATTCTGGCAATCACATCACCATCAACTGTCATGCCACCATTCCAATGTTGCCCACCATCTGTAGAAACAGCCCATGCTTCCGCAGTCATTTTCCATATAATATCAGAATCGGACAACTGTGGCTTATTATGAAGATAATAGATTTTGCTTCCGTCCGGCTGTGTTTCTACTGTCGTGTATGTTCCAGAAGATTCCGCAAGGCGTTGTGATAATTCTTCCAGTGCCTTTTCTCTGGCGGTACGTTCATCTTTTAAGTTCTTTTTGTTTTCAGCTTGCATCTGTTGGTTAAGTGTATACTGTTTCTGCTTATTCCTAGATACACTCTTAGCACTGCATTCAAGTTGCTCAAATGCGCCTGGATTCAAAGTAACAGAAGTTAGGAAGCTCTTATACTGTTTCCCATTTCTATCAGAAATTGCAATGCTGTCACCAGCTTCCCATGCTATATTAGTCAATGCGCCTGTGGTAAACGGTCTGAATTTCAGTCCCACGCACCTGTCTGCGATAATCTGGCATATTTTCTCACCAGAGCCTTCTTGAATCAACTTATTATCACTGATTTCGATAACATAGCCAGATTTCCCCGACTGATATGTTTTCGCTTCATTTTGAGAAGAATTTTCAACGTATTCTGTAACTTTTACACCTGTTATTTCAATATCGTACAGCCATGGTGTAAATCCATTTGTATCAATCGCAGAAATTCCGGTTTGCATAGTCGTAATAATCTGCGCGCCAGTGGTATCTAAGATATCTTTCCCTTCAATATCTTTCCATGGGACTTCTTCCTCATTATAAAAATCGTCCGGCACTTCATTTTTATACCAGTCAAGGCATAATCTGCCGTATGCATCTGTTTTCGCCCACTGGCAGCCCATCTGTGCTACCCATGCAATTACCTGTCGAAAAGTAATACTGCTATCATCTGGTCGATTCTGGATTACAAAATCATCGTTATCAAATCTTGTAGATTGCAGTGTTACTCCGCAGACTTTACAAGCGTCTTGAATAATTTGCAATCTTGTTGCCGGATAAGTTAGTTTACTTTCTGAATAATCACGATCAAATAATCGCATTGAATCTTCGCAAGTTAGGCTGATAATTGCAGTGCTTTGATATGGCGCATCTGTTACTTTCATGGTGCAGATACGGATTTTTTCAATACCAGTAGATAATTCAAGTCCGATATAGCAAACAACCCTTGCTCCGTCCCAGATGTAATCTGTGTACTTGCCAGAAAAGTTGTTGATCTGCAATGTCAGCTTATTTACGATAGCTGCGCCGATATCAAAAGAACCACTTTGCGATACTGCATCCTCAAATTTGAAGCCATTAGACCATAAGTCTTTGTCGGTAATGGATAATGTGCTTCCGTCCGTAAAGGTAAAATCTGCATATTTCAGATAGTTACGGTTCCCACTATTCTGTTGTTCTTTAAATTCCGTTGATAAATTTCGCATATCTTACCTCTCGATAAAGTCAAAACTAAGTCCTTCCATGCGCTCATTTCCAATCCACCAGCACTTAAAGGGTGATTCCCTGTCCCCAACATAAAATGTTCTGGTTTCGTGCTTATTTGCGGATAACAGGTCTGGATATGTGACCTGTATGTACTCTGGGTTTACCGCCTGTATAATCTTGCAAGCAGTGTCCCAATCTGGGCCATTCCAGCCAACAGACAGCTTTCGTTTCTGTCCAACTCTGTTTTTGTGCATGGTCGTATCGTCTGTTCTGCCGGATTCTGATGCCGATATATCCTGTAATCCCCATGTAAAAGAAGAAGGACAGGGCATTGCTACCCCATCCACTTTTAAAAATGCTTCTGCCATATGCTAACCCTCATGCAATCATTTTTGTTGCTTCTCTTTGAACAAATTCTTTGATTTGCTGATATCCCCACCCACAGTTAATAAGACTGCTTACAAGCATTTCCATACTCTGAACTTTCGCCAAGTCATCACCTGTGAAGAAATCTCTAAGATTCTCTTTTGCTTTTACGCCATAATCACTTTCAAGCTCTTTTGCTGTCTTTCCGAATAAATTGCGATAAATCAGATTTGTATAATTTGGATAAGCAAATCTTTTATTTGGACTTTCCGTTATTTTCATCTTAATTGTATCTGTTAGGATATGCCGAATAACAACACCCTTGTCACGTTCAATTTGCCATTGCTGGCGTTCTGTATATAAGCGTTTTAACTCGCTTTCCATCTGGTTGAAGGCTTCAATATACTTAATTTTCCATTTTAAGGCTTTTTCGCCAGTAAAGCCCATTACAAGCAAGGAAAAACCGTTTCTATCCATTTCGTACATTGGATATTCTTTTCCACGATTCTTATATGTTGTGAGTTGAAAAAATTTGGCGGCTGAATTATCAGCCACGAGATTTTCAATTGATTGTAGAACATTCTTATGTTCTTTCTCAAAAACCTCTGCAACTTTCAGACTTGTTGTAATAAGTTTCTCTTCGTATCTTTTTCCAACGATTTCTACCAGCATAAATTCATATCTCCTTTATGATTTATTTTTTGGCAACAAAAAAGCGCCTACCCCGAAAGGTAAACGCTTTAAAATTTGCTTATTATGATTTTATATTATAGCATAGGTGGTTGGTATCATTCAGTATATTTTGGTATCATTCATGGTCTTCATATTCAACCATTGTCTTAACCACGCCGTAAAGCATATTGATATTTTTCTCTTTTGTGATTTTTTCAATCAGTTCTAAAATCTCTTCCTTACGTGTCATTCCACAATTCCTCCCAACACTCTAATCAATTTCTGTTTGCGGTTATACTTCAAAATCTCGGAAATCTGCCCCATCATATCATCCATCGTCATGTTGCTCTTCATGCTGTTGCAACGCTTACACGCAAGTTGCAGATTCTTAATATCATTGGTGCCGCCCCGAGACAACGGAGTAATGTGGTCGATTGTCATTTTCTTGAACTTGACAGGCTTACCGCATATCGCACATTTTCCGTTGCACTTGGCGTACACGCTCTTCTTCTGAAAGTCATTGAACTGGATTCTGTTTGCCATACGATCACGCTTTCTGCTCTACCTGGGTTACTCGCTTGTCTACTACGATAACTGCCTGTAATTCTTTGGAGATTCCAGAAAGAGCTGGATAATCATAGGTTCCTGTCTTTCTGATAGATGGCAATACTTCTTTTGTAACCCACGACTTAAATTTCTTTGCAGATTCTAGCTTGCTTCCGAAAATAAGAGCGTAAAGACCAGACTCGTTAATAAAGATGGTTTCCTGTATTCTTCCAAGAGAATCGGTGAGTCCCTGTTTTAGGGAATCATCTTCTTCAACGTGACTTGCAATAGCACCTAATGGTTTTGCGTACCCCAAAGATAAAGCCACATCTTTTCCAACAAACCAAGGTTCTCCGTCAATCATAGTTGTTCTGATATTTCCAAATTCTGGATTATTAAAAATCTGTAACTCATTCATATAAAAAATCTCCTTTCGGTGTTTACAATTACACCGAAGGGAGATATAATAACAATATCAACCACTTCGGTGTGTTGAGTGCTTAAAGGGTTCCGACTTTTCCAGGGTGCGGGAATCCTTTTTTATTTGTTTGCTTTTAACATATTCTTGATTTCGATAATTTCCTGTAAGATTTTATCCTCTTTGTCTGCACGAATATCTCCATCAATTAATCTGCGAATATAATCGTTTTTACTCACCCCCATTTCTTTTGCTTTCTCACTGACAAAATCAAGCTGTTCTTCTGTCAGTCTTAACGTAAATGTTTTAATACTCATTAGTAGCATTTCTCCTTTCTTGAAGTCATATTGACTTCTTGCTTATAATATACCATGAAGTCATTTAGAAGTCAATATCATTTTCTGTTTTTTTAAAATCTTTGCTATTAAAAATAATAGCAGAAATTTATTGACATTTCACTAAAAATTCTATAATATAATAATGCAATCAAAAACAATAGCATTATGAAAGGAGAGAAAGTATGCTAGTAAGAAATAAAAAACAAGTGCAAAAATCTTTTAGAATTGACGAAGATGTTGAAAGAGATTTAGGGCTACTGTCACAGATCACAGGAAGAAGTCAAAATGAATTGGCGAATGTTGCGCTTGAAGAACTGCTGCAAGATAACAGTATTCATTTTCTAAATATTGCAATATTGGAGCATTATGAAAGTGAAGTTGAAAATGCGGATGAAATAGCACCTTTTATATTGGGAGGACTAGAAGTTCAGTTTGCCCCTGTTGACGGAACAAGTGAAATTGAAATTACAAGCATTGTTAGGGACGGAGAAAAAGAACTGGATAAGTATACAAAGAGAATAGATGAATGCAACGGTAATGAACTTGAAAATTATCTTATGTCTTTAAGTATGTATATAGATGTAAAGGCAGAAGATACTGTACAGTATTTGAAAGATAGAACGGATTATAGAGATTATGTAAAAGTAAGAAACAAATAAAAATAAGAGATTCCGTACCGACCAAAGTTAAGAATCTCTTAAATAATTCTGCCACCAAATAGGAGGCTATATAAAGTATAGCACTATATTCCTCCTATTTGCAAATGAAAATTAAAATTTTACAGGAGGATTTTTTTATATGAATGAGTTGCAAAAAGTAGAATACAATGGGATTATTGTTCTTACAACACAGCAGATTGCAGAAGCGTATGGAACCGACGCAAAAGTGTTGTCGAAAAATTTTGAAAGAAATAAAGATAGATTCATTGAAAGAAAACACTATATTAAGTTGTCTGGAGATGAATTGAAAGAGTTTAAAGCTAATCGTCAAAATGACGAGAACCTTAAATTTGCTCCTGTTCTCTACCTATGGACACAGAAAGGCGCATTTCTTCATGCAAAATCATTAAACACTGATAAGGCATGGGAAGTGTATGACATTCTTGTAGATAATTATTTTGAGAAGAAAAAAGAAGAAATTAATGTAAATCAGCTGTCCCCCGAACTGCAAATGTTCAACCAGATTTTCCAACAAGTAGCTAAGACTGAACTGGAACAGAAGAAACTTGCGGAGCGTGCCGACCAACAAGAGAAGAACATGAAAACCATCATTGATACCTTTAAGGGAACGGATTCTGATGTTGGAACAGAGAAATGGGTAAACAGATGCATTTCCAAGATTGCCGAGAGTGATGATTTTTCTTACTCATTCGGAAATAAATATGCCGCCGCCAGAAACGAAAGCTACCGAAGATTATCGGACAGAGCCAGCTGCCGATTAGATCAGAAACTTAGAAATGCGATTTCCAGAGCTGAGGAAAGAGGTTGCACAAAAGAGCTGATTAATCAGATTAGTAAACTGTCCGTAATTATGCAAGATAAGCGACTGAAAGAAATTTACATTGGTGTGATTAAAGAAATGATGATTGCATATAGAGTAGAAATCGCATGATTGCCGTATAGCCAAGAAGTCTTGGCTCTATTTTTATAACAGCAAAAAGGCTAGGGATTTCTCCCTAGCCCTAATCTTATCAGTTAATGTATTCAACATCTATACTTGGCAATGTAACTTGTTTCCCAAGAAGTGTTGTAGAATTTAATGTTCCGCTACAAGTTCCGTATACGGTTACCCAATCTCCTTCTAGGTAATGTGTTTCGCCATCCTCATAGCTATATGAACAATCCCATTTATTACCGTTTCCGTCAACAATATACAACGTATATCCACCGAATATTCCTTCTAATGACTGATCTATTGTTCCAGAGACAACACAATGTTTTTTATCGTAACTGTCTGGATTTCTCAATATATCATTATAATCTAACGTCTGGCAAAGTGCCTTGTATTCGTCCTCTGAAACTTCTTTTGAATTAGCAACTTCTTCTGTCACTACAAAATACTGTGATAAACTATCATCTGAAGCATCCTTTTTATAGCTTTTAGCTTCATCACCTTTTGCAAATACCATACAATTCTCTAAATTTATGGAATCTCCCATAAATCCCCATGAATCTACATTTGATACTGTTCCAAGAATAGCAACCACATCATCATCTTTAAGACCGCTTTCATATTTTGCATACAATTTACTATCAGATACATTAAAATTACTCATCATGTATTTATCACCAATAGTAACTTGCACCTTATTGTCTTTAATCTCACTTATTGTTGCTACAGTATAAATTTTAGCTCCGCTCATATTGACTGCATATTTATATAAATCGCTGTCAGTGATATAAGAATATTCACCAGAATTAAATGTTTGTAATTCATCATCAAAAGTAATTGGAGCCACATTCTGTTTTTTCTCTTCTACTGTAGGAGTTGCTTTTCTTTCGTAACTACTGGATTTTTCCGTCTGCGTTTTGGATGTATCTGCTGTTTTCTCTGTTTTAGATGAATACCAGCCAATTAGAATAAACACAAGGCAGATAAAACCAAAATAGTTTGCGCATCCCCCTTTTTTCTTTTTCTTGGTAGCTGTCGGCTGTGGCGTGTACTGTGGTTCTGGTGCAGAATATGTTTTAGGTTTTTCGATATTCTCAATAGTTGTTCTGGTCTTGTTTGCTTCGCCCCTGTCGCAATTATCCATTACACTCTTTTCAAGCATATACCATTCAACAACATATTGTTTTTTGAAGTACCGCTCCGCAATCTCTGTTGTAAATTCTTTTGCCTGTTCATATGCGGAAGAGCCTGTTGATAAGCAAATTTTGAAAGGCTTTGCGTATTTCGGAATTGAAAAAGCAACTTTCAACTGTACTCTCCCTAAATCGTCTGGTTCTTCTTTATCATAATTCAATACAAAATCCATAGGATTTGCTTCAAGTAACAAATTTCCTTTGTAGTAAACCTCAATATTCGCTTTTGAAGCCTTGATTCTCATGGAATCTAACATCTCAATGTCGTATTCCTTTTGCTTCTGTGGCGGTTCATGTGTTACATTTCCCTGTGTTATCGGGAATCCACAGTTCGGGCAACTTGCCGCTTTATCACTTATTTCCTTGCCGCATTCTGGACATTTAATCAGTGCCATAAATATCCCCCTCCTTAGTATGATACCCATATTGTACCACCTTTGGGCGTATTCTGGAAGCACTATTTCGCTTTTCTATCAATTTCCGCAGTTACGGCAAACAAAAGAGCTTCGGCAAATTTTGCTCCGACCGAATCGGAGTATTTATCGTGAATCCGGCTTGCTTCCATGGTGAGATTTTCCCACTGCGGAATATCGTCCTTTGAGATAAAAGCGTACTTCTTGTGAAGATTCCATATATCTTGCCAGATGGAAAAGTAAGTCTGCTTGAAATCCATTATACGTACAACACTCCATGATATTTCTCGAGCCTATATTTCTGTTTCACATTTGGATATTTTTCACGATCTACCTCACTGTAAAACATATTTTTCGGTCTGGCGTATAATTGCTTACTGCCATACAGGGCTTTGTATATCACTAGGTCTTCTCCTGTTTCCGTATGCCTAGCAAAACCGACAATCTCATACAGGTATTCATTGTCACGCGGATTCTCGATAGTTTCTCGCTTAAAGTGCTGTACAATATCCCCTGGCTTAAATAATTGTCTGTTCATTTTCATTGTTACCTTTCTCCACAATTAATTAATTTCTTTGCTCAAATTTCAATTTTCTTTGCTTGTGCCTATATTTTATCGGGTGAGAGGTTTTGAAACGGATTTGGTTATTTTATCGCAGTAATTCTTTGTCAATAATCTGGAAATTCGCCCTGTGGATATAAAGAGCTTTTCCGTCAATCATTAACTTTGTCATTTTAGGTAGATCATCCGGTATTTTCCAGAACACCTCGTCACCAGAATATGCGGCTATTGGCTGTCCAAGTTGGGATTTGATTACTACAACCCTGGATTTCCCGAAATAATTTTTATAATAATTCACAATCCCGGCTATGTATGTGTTCTCTGAAATCTTCCCGGTTGAATGGCTAATTATATTCTCCTGTGTAAAATCAACCTCTGGCTTCAATCCTTTTTGCTCAAAAATACAAGTATCACCACAGCTTTCAATTTCTTTACCGTCAATCAGAATTGTAATAACGGAAGATACGTCATAGCTTGTTGTTTCGTTACCCTCACTATCGTAGCCCTTGGATTTGGTTTTATTCCCGGCAATGTTGATCTTGTCCCCAGTAGTAGTCATAACCTTTTGACCGTAGTTGTCGTATGTATAGATTGTGTAGCTGTTACCGGAAAGATTTCCTTTCACGTCATTCATGTAATCGTCATTCGCTGCACAGCCTGTTAGCCATGTGATAATGCAAATACAGATAATGGTTGCCAGTAGTGCTTTGATTCTTTTCATGGTTTTTGTCCTCCCTCATATGTCTCATAATCAATCGTTCCCAGATCACCATACACATCTGGATAATAAATTCCAACCCAGAAGTTATCCTCCATTGCTTTGTAGTAAGTTACTTTTACATTCCATCTCTGTACCTCGTCAATAATTTCTTTGTTGAGAAGTCCGAATTGATCTCGGCAAGCTTCATTTTCCAGTTTATAAGTCAATGCTTTGTATTTCTCGGCATTTGCCTGTCTGGTGGCGGTAATATTAGTTTGAGTGATAAGTAAAATCAATCCAAATACCAGGAACCATATTGCACTGATGAAGGAAATTACCACGCCAAAAGACAATATAAATCCACTCACATTTGAATACTCATATTTGTAGCTTAAAGATTCGCCTATTCTATTTGCAATCAGCATAACAACGCCGACTGTAAAAATGATTATTGATAGCCAAAATATTATAGTGTGTCCTCCCTGTCCCATTCTGTGTCAGATTTATCTGACATAATAATATCGTTAGATATTATTCAAAATATAATTCTTTCTCTTTTTCTTAATCTAAATCTATATCTAAATCTATATCTAAATCTATATCTAAATCTATATCTAAATCTAAACCTTTATCTAAACCTTAATCTGAGTGCGTCTACTATGCGTCTTTTGTGCGTCTAAAAAAATAAGAACTCTAAATTCGTCATTTTTATATTATATTTCACCAAAATTCAACTTGTAAAAATACATATTTTCTCTGTTATGCTGATTTTTACAGATTTTTGTGTCGAAATAAAATTCTTATTTATTTCTTATTTAACGCTTATTTTTTCTTATTTGATGCAAAATAAAAAATTATTTTAACTTAAATTAAAACTTGTTTTTCCTTATTTGCTCCCTATTTAATGCTTATTTACTATCATTAATAGTAAAATAAGGTCTTATTTGAGCAATTTAATTTTCAGATAAAGCCTTATTTTACCGAAATTAATTATTCAAACAAGCTAAATACGTCTTTGCAAAATTCCTCATAGTCGGTATTCCCGACCAGTGGCATTTTATTTCTCAGCTTTTCCATTGCTTTAAAAAACTTGACTTGATCTTTGTTCCAGATTTTACAGGAAACAAGAAGATACTTCTCTTCTGTATGTCCATATTCTTTTCCAAAATTCACCCGAATTTTCTCATTCTTAAAAAGTTGGTCTGCCAGATACTCTTCTGTATCTGCAAAAATGTATTCACTGCGGAATAAATGCTTTTGGATTAAGATGTAATTTTTATATGACATGATATTCCTCCCTGTGAAAAATGTTCCATTTTAAATCGAACCTTTCCGGACCTCATTTTAAATGCGGGCTGTCTAAAAATTCAAAATTATGCCGCAATTTTATTAATTCCTTTATTCAGAATAAATTCTTTTATTTCGTTATATCCCCAGCCATATCCGACTAATGCGCTCACAAGCATTTCTGCATTCTGGATTTTCACCAAATCTTCTTCTGAAAAATAATCTCTCATACTTTCTTTTTTTGTGATTCCGAATTCCTCTCTTAGTTGCTTGGCGTTTTTACCAAATATGGACTTGTAAATAACGTCCGTATATGTAGAATAGGCATGTCCGTGCATTCTTTCATTTTCAGAAGATTGCTGGATTGCCTTTGTCAATGCCTGTCTTACTGCTATTCCTTTAGCTCGTTCAAGTTCTGCTGCACGCTGCTTTTTAAAAGCAATTTTTAAGGATTGTTCGCAACCAATAAAATAGTTTCTTGCTTGTTCTCCTCTTTCAGATTTTGATAGCATTGAAAGTTTTTTGGCGAAATGGGCAGTTATCTTATAATCAACAGTTTTATTACCCTCGACATAAATGTCGAACCCCCAATAGTCTTCATTTTCTACCGCAAATGAATTGTCGATAATATTTGTTTTCGCCCATCTTGAAAATTGTCCCTGTGCAAGTCCTAAAAATGAATATAGTTTTCTTGCAGTAGTCATGCCTTCTTCGTCAATCCCAAGTGCAATCTCAATAGGTGTCTGTTCACTTGTTATCAAAACTTCATTTTCCATTCTCCATTCCTCCTTATATTGATGGATAAAATAAAAAGAGCCGCCAAGTAAGATAAAAATTCCTCAAAATCGAGAAATATTAATTTCTTCTTAGCGGCTCAAAAATCAAGACCGTGTGTACTTCTTCATTGAAGAAATTATACCACACAATCAGTCAAAAATCAATATGCCGGGGATGGTTTGAAACGGCTATCCGTATCATTCTGGGCTTTTGTTACTGCTTTTGCAATCTCGCTTCCATCCAGAATAATGCTGTTCATAATGTACTGCGGATTCTTATTTCCGCTGTTCATACTCATTGCCATTGCAACGCCCTGGGCTACTGCGTTTGCCATTTCCTCTTTTGTAAGTCCCATGCTTCCGTCCGAACTGGAAACAATGCTGTCTGCGATCTTCTTCATGGTTCGTGGGTTTTCCAATGGAAGAACGGCTTCAGAACCAGCTTCACCGATACCGATTACCTGTGCACCATTGAAAAGACCACCTTTGGCGTACCAATTAGGCTTGTAAACTGGTGTAGAACTGGTTTTTCCACCTCCAAGATCATGTTTTCTCCACTTTGAAATATAATAAGTCAGAGTCGGTAAATGTACTTGTTTCATGCCATCAGCAAATGATTGAGCAGTTTCCCGACCAATTGATGTAAGATTAACATTAAATAGCCTTTTAATTTTATCCGAAATCCCAGACAAATTAGATTCTGTGTAGGTTTTCATTTTTCCAGTTTCCGTGTCAACTTTACCAGAAGCCTTTTCCCAAATCTGGTTTGTATTGATCAGAACGGAAGACCAATAGCTTTGAATAGTGGTCATAACCTTACCCATTATATCTTTGGTATCGGTTTCCATGGTTCCGAGAGCTGTCGATACAGCACTTGCAGAATTTCCCCAATTGGTTTTAGAGTTGGTTTCAACATCATCATTCGTGTTCTTTATCTTTGACCAAATGGAAGGCATTGTGCTTTCTGTGCTTTTTTTCATTCCAGCCATTGCAGTGCTTACGGCAGTATTGGCGAGACCAAAACCAGTTTTTGTCTTGGATGATACGGATTCGGATGCTGTTGCAACTGATTTGCTCATTGTTGATGAAGCTTTCGGAACATCTTCTGAAAAAGCTTTTATAACTTTTCTTGTGTCAATTCCCATCTCTGCCATTTTATCCATCAATGCTTGGAATGCGGCTCTAGCTGTTGCACCAGATAATTCTTGCTGTTGAAGGACAGTACTTAATTCATCAAACTGCGTTGGAGTGATTACTGCTTGATATGAAAGTCTTTCCAGTGCAGATTTCGCATTATCAAACTCAGTTCCCATTGTTCCAATATATTCATTAATATTTCCGATATGGGAATTTGTAGAGGTATCGGATTCCTCCATTGCCTGTTTTAATGCTTGCTTAAATGTATCGGAAGAAATTCCAAGATTTTCAAGTGATGTTTCTACAGTTTGGAGCTGTCCATCAAAATCAAATGCATTGTCTTTCACATTTTTCAAATCGCCACCAAGCCCAATAAATTTATCCCCAGAAACTCCAGTTTGGTCTTCAAGTATTTTCAAGGCTTTTCTGACAACTTCAAAATCGTTGAATGCGTCCGCTGTGGAATCTTTAAAGTCCATAGCTTTTTTTACTTGTCCAAGTCCTTCCATGACAAATGCGGTTGCGCCCAAATTGGTTGCGTATCCCCAAAATCCTTGGAATTGTCCACCAGCTGTTTGTGCGACGTCACCAAGATTTTTTATCTTTTCAGCAAGGGTAGTAAATCCTCCATTTCCTGCGGATTCTGCCGCATCCCCTAAATCTTTTATTGCTTCTTTTGCTCCACTCGTGCCATCTCCAAGGACATCTGCTAATTTTTCAGCAATGAGATCAGCATTTTCTTTGGCAATAATTTTTCCGCCAATGTGATCAATAAGGTTCCATGCAAGTTCTCCAATTCCGCTTACTTTAAGAACATTTACGACAAGAAAGGCTTTTCCAAGAATATCAACAAGACTTCCAACAAGCGGATGGTCTTCTTTTATTCCATCCACCAATCCGTTAAAGGCACTTGATAAACCACCAAGAATCAAATCAGCCGCAGTACTAAGTATTTCGCCCCAAGGCAACTCTCCTAAGAATGTTCCAACGCCTTGTCCAAACTCATAGAAAGTGTCTTTTGTAAGCGTATTTTTCAACGCCGTACACAGGTGAGATATGAAATCTCCAAGTGCTTGTCCATTTTCTTTCCAGTTTGTTTTTTTCAAGAAAGTAGAAATTCCCTCTGTGATATTATTAGTAAGTTCATCCCAGTTTACAGTTTTGGTAAACGCAGCCAAGCTTCTAAACGCTCCATTTAAAATTCCAGATAAAGAATCTGCAATATCCTTCATGGAAATTTTGGACACAGCGCCATTTAAAGCTTTTCCAAGTGAACTACCAAGCTTATCCCAACCAGTTACACCAGCGCCGTCCTCTTCTGACATACGTTTTACAAATCCAGATAGAATTTTCCAGGAAATCATAAACTTATTTCCAAGCAATTCACCCAGATTAGTCCAGTTGATTTCATCCAGTGCGCCGATTAACCCATCACCAATATTTCTGCCGATTAATCCAAAATCAATACCGCCATCACCAATAAGCTGATTAAGAGTATTTACAGCTGTGTTGATTCCCGTCCCGATAGTTCTTCCAAGCAAGTCAAAATCAAGTCTGGTATTTAATGAATTGAATGCTCTTGTAAATGCGTCTGTAAACTCAGTTATTTTCGGGGCAACATTTTTCCAGTTAATAACCTCATACACCTTGCTCATTCCGAGATTAAGCATATCGGCAATAGTAGTTCCTACACCCTCCCAGTCTTTCGCCAGGAATGCTTTTCTAATTTTGGAAGCCCATTTGTTAATAGGTGTTTCATCGACAGTCAAAACTTCGTCCAAGGAATCTTGTATTCCTGCAAAGCTATCAGCCAAATCGCCAAGTCCAGAACCAAGGCTTTTAGATGCAGTCCCGGAATCGTTTGAGTTATCAGCAAGCTGATTTAATTGGTCGAATGGTAATACAGAAAGTGCCTTTTTCAGCTTCTTTGCAGATGATGTAGCGTCATCCAATCCAGAAGAAGCATCATCCACAGCCGTTTCAATTCCACCCAGATCAGATACAACATCGCTAACTCCACTCTGCGAACCTTTTAGTTTCTTTCCCATCAATACATACATGAAGTTACGGAACACATTCGCAGCTTGCATAAGCTTTGACATAAGCGCATTGAGAGCTTGAATAGCAGGAAGAATGCCAGCAATCAAACCTTGCCCGATTACTGCGGAAAGTGACTGGAAATTCAGAGTGAGTAAACGAACCTGGTTCGCCCAGGTGCCGCTTGTCCTAGCGAAATCCCCTTGCACATCGCCTGTAGCTGACATTAAATAGTTATATCGAAGAGCAACTTTTTCAGCTTGGGACATTGCATTATAAGATGTTGTAATTCCCCTTGAAAGAGCATAAGCCTCCATATTTGCAACGGATAAATTAATACCCAATTGTCTTAAAGGCTCAATTTCCCCGGAAATTCCAGCGCGTATTTTCTGAAAAGCAGTATCGGTATCAATGTTGTAAAATGATGCAATATCCCCGGCTAATCCAGCAAGAGAAATTGACATTTTAGAAGCTGCATCTTGCGCAACACCAGATGATTTCATCATTGCCATCATGGTTCCAGAATATTGCTTTGCTGCCAATTCGGATAATCCAAATTGTTCTTTAGCCGTAGAAGCAAATTTGTAGGCTTCATCTGCCATGCTTCCAAAGGAAACATCTACAACATTTTCGATTTCTGTAATAGCAGAGCCAAAACCAATTGCACTTTTTCCTAAATTTGCCAGACCACGAATAGCCTTAAAACCGATAGCAGTTTTAAGCAAATTTCCGAGATTAAAAGAAGCGGTTTTAATTCCAGAACTACTATTCCCGAGACGTTGAAACCATCCAATAATGCCTTTTACCCCGGTTCCAATTATAGAAGAAGTTTTACTAACAATATTACCAAGGTTAGATGTTGCAGATGATAATTTAGAAAACGCACTGGATATAGAATTTGTAGCAGAATTTACCTTTCCTCCAGCATTAGCCAACTTTGCTAGTGCTTCCGTCATGCGGATTGTGTCATCACTGATTTTAGGTGCAGTTTTCATCACATCAAAGAAAGATAATACTTCCTTTGCTAGTGCTCCAAGTTGGCTTGATGTTTGTCCGATTTTATTCCCAGAACTTGCCAATTGTGCAATAGACTGAACTAACCTATTCACAGGTTCAGATATATCGCCAACGCTCGTAAAACTCTCTGCGATTGATTTAAGGTTGCTTCCAAGCCCAGGTAATTCAGCCGATACATTTGCAATATATTCACCAGAATTGGCTAATCTAGCCATTGAATTAACAAAACGATTAACACCGGAAGATACATCTGGAATCTCTGTCAAATTGCTTAATTGACGGATTATTTCTCCAAGTTTTCCAGAATCAAATCCACTAACATCAACCTGGCTAAGCCTGTTGATTGAGTTGATAACTGCATTCAGACCAGAACCTTTATAATCTACTCCACCCATTGTCTTTATGGAATTTGAGAATTTTCCAATTCCATCAGCAATGCTTGTCATTTTCCCGACATCAAGTTCTTTTAGTTTTCCAAGTTCCCTTACACAACTACGTAATCCGTTTGTATTAACTCCGCGTAATGCGGAATTAACTTCTGTGAGTTTATTTGAAAGATTAGTCAGCGCACGTACTGCTTTTTCTGTACTACTGCTAATTTTTATATCAAGGGTATCAATGGTATTGTCAGCCATTTTTATCTCCCTCCTTTTTTACAAAAAAATAAAGGGCAGACAAGACTTATTCATCCTGCCTGCCCTTTTCATGGTTAAGTTCAAAGTTTGCCTGCATGAGTTGCAAGCTTGCCAAAAGTGCGTTTCTCTGTTTTTTCTTTTCTTCTTCGGAAAGTATGCCTTCCTGTTTACGCTTTTCTTCCTCTGCTGATTCCAGTAAAGGTTTTTTCAAATACTCTGCTTTAGATTTTTTCCCCATTAAAGCATTCGCAACAGCCGTGAATGTGGCTGATGTTTCATAAATGCCAGCTTGCCATAATTCGGCATCTTTCCTCTTTTGGCGTATCTTTTCAGCTTCGAGATAAGGTTTTAATTCAGCTGGCGTAGAATCCATAAATTCTTCTTTGGATACACCGATAGAGAGGTATAAAGGAAGAATCTCTTGGTAAACAGCTTCTCGAAAAGTTAATTTTTCTTTTTGTGATCCTGTGGAATCTTCGTTGCATTCTTCTCCACTGCCTGTGCTTCTGCTACTGCATTCAGCAGACCGGATAAAAAACCATTTTTCTCCAATTCTTTATCAAGAAGTTGGTATAAATCAAATCCGCTTTTAGGATTTTCCTCGGTTCCTTCATCTTCGTAATCATCCAAAAGGTCACAGACTTTATCAAGAACAGCTTCTTTTTCAGAATCACTTTCATACCCAAACTCTTCCTTGTGCTTCTTTTGAAGTCCGGCAAGAAGCAGTTCTGGAAGAAGAGAAATCATCTTCTGAAGGCTTCTCTCTTTTCCATCTGTAATCCCCTGTACCTTGTCCAGCACATCTGTTTTTGTAAGAAGTCCGTATCCAAATACAACCTTATACTCTTTTCCGTGTACATTAAAAGTTACCATCTTATAATCCTCCCGACATGTTTTTTAGTTAAGTGTCATTGCACCTGTGGAATCTGCTACTGCTTTTGCGGTATCTAAAGCCTGCGTAAGTTCGTCAGAAACAACTTTTGTATCAAGGCCTTTATACTCTTGAATAATGAGGGACAGCGGAATTGTTGCTGCTTCATTCTGTCCAATATCAGACAATGGAATATTTTTTCCAGGGTCTGCGATAACAAAGAATGCATCAGCGAGGTCTGGAAATACAACTTCAAACCAAACTCTAAATCCTTTTGACTTTCCTGTTGCCGCATCAGTCATAAGCTTCTTTAGTGCCGTGATAACATCAGCGTTAAGATTGAAGGTTACATCCCAAGTACCACCAGTATCCTGTCTACCGGACGCATACTGTGTAATGAAGTCTTCGAGTGCGGATACGTCAATCTGCTCTGTGTCAAGAGAAATTCCACCGATGGAACTACATCTTTTTAACCATGTGAATGCAGTTGGCTTTGTTCCTTTAGCGGTTTCAACACCGTAATGAAAAGTTACGCCAAGTGTTGTTAAATCTGCCATTTTGATAGGCTCCTTTCTTTAATTCAAGTTTTATGCACGTAACCCTGTGCCGGGAGATAGCGGATCACCGCCTTTCTACTCTTCTTTGTCTGTTTTCAGTTCTGGTAATCCTGCTACAGATGTAAGCAGTGATAAAAAGCCGGAAAGTAAAGATGCGGATAAAACCATTTTCCAGTCGACACTGCCGATTACAGTTGCGGTTCCAATGGTTGCTATTGCTGTTTGTGCGACTGTTTTTACGGCTCTAATTCCTGCTGCTTTCAGCCAAAGTAATTTGTCTGCTTTCATTCGACATTCTCCTTTCATATTTTTGAATAAAAAAATAGAAGCATTTCTGCTCCTAATCTAATAAAGTTCCTGTATATATTCGGCTGTATCGGCTTACAAGCTTTTTGATTCCACTGTCACCAAAAAACATAGGTTCCGGTCCGTATGTGCGGCGGAATCCCATTCTCACCATAGTTATGTGACTTATCTCATCCAATTCATACAATCTGGTTAATGCTTTGCTCCCAGATGTGAAGCAATTTACTTGAAACGATGGCATTGTTGCGCATTCATCCCCTTCAAGGTCACCTCTCGTAATTGGATTTCCGAGCATATAAAGCTGTGCATATGCCTTTTTTCCGGAAGCATTTGTTTCACTCCCATCCATGGAATAATTGTCTGCGCCGGTAATCTTAGAAACAGCCGCTCCCCACCTTGAAAAAACTTCCAATACAGGAGATTCTATTGCGTCCGGCATATCTGTCACCTCACAATAAAAAATGCGCCCACTTTTAAAGTGAACGCATTGCATGTTATGCTACAATTTAACACTGTAATCATAACATAATTGGTTGGTATCATTCAGTATACTTCGGTATCATCTTCAAGAAGAGAACACCTCTTTGGCAATTTTACGGATATTCTGAATAATTTCTACGCTTGCTTTATACATTGGCATTGTGGCTTCTGTACCGTAAGAGCGAACCCATTCTCCAGAATCAGATACATATACCCAGGAATCATTTTTCCCTTTTCCTTGTCCGTAAGAACCGATTGTATAACCAAATTCTTCTCCTTTTGGATGTGGACTAGAACCGGCTGCACCATTGTAGTGAATACCTGCACCGAACTCTATAAACAAAAGGTCTATTCCTTCACATATTAAATGGGATTCTGCATAGTTTCCAAAACTGTTAATTTTGATGTAAGTATTGTGGTTCTTATCAGAATCGCCTTGTGCTGCCAAAATATTTTGTTCAATAACTGGAATCCCTAATTCACATAATCTTTTTATGAAAATTTCATTTTTGTTCCTTAAAGATTTTTGATAATTTTTTATTTCATCAATAGCTTTTTGGATTGATTTCTGTGATAAGGTACACTTTATTGTCTTACCCATCTTCGTTTCCCTTCTTAGAAATTCCATATCTGGCAATATTGCCTTTTTTTGTATCTAAAATCTTCTTTAGTACATAATCTGGCAATACTGTAGGTTCTCCATCTTCGTCCAAAATAAGGCTTCCATCCTCGCTTATTTGTGGGATTCTGTCTATCCAAAATATATCTGCTTCCTGTGGGTGAAAATTTCGATTAAAGATTGTAATATACCTGTCATAATCTGGCACTATTCCAGCTGCGATTTCTTCCGGTGTTCCGGCTGTAGATGATACGGAAAAAGAGTACAAAGCTGGTTTCTCATAAACTTTAATGCGGTCTAATCCTTCTGTTTTTTCGGATATTCGTGACCAGTATACCTTTTGCTTTTGACGGACTAATCCTCTCATATTTCCTCCTTCTTAAATTTGATTGATTAACTAAAGCCATTTTTAGTTAATTACATAAACTCAGATTCATCCATATCTTTCACTCTTTCTTCATATTCGTTGATAAGTCTACGCCATTCTTCTCTCTGTACTCTAACAGACTCGTATTCTTCATCACTCATTGCACCATCAGCATGTTTTAATGCCTTATAATCAGTGTCAGCAAGCAAACTTTTTAGAGCTACTATTTCGGATTTATAATTCATAAGATTCTCCTTTCATTATGCTGTAATTCGGAAGCAGACGGGCGCACCGATCCACGTGGTGGATGCATAGTCGGTGGTGGCATCGCCGTAGCTGCCGACATCACAGAAAGTGCCCGTGCCGCCAGCGCCAGCGGACATCAGCCACCAGCTGTTGCGGCCTCCACCGTCTCCCAGACCTTTGACACGATCCATGTTGCAGCTGAATATCGGATACTGGACGAATCCGCCTTTATCGAATCCGTTATTTCCCCACACACCACAGCCATATACTTCCATTTCAGACGGGATCCAGAGCTTTCCTGCATTCGTCCAACCCCAGCTATTGTGGTTGGAAAGCACACCAGAGGCGGAATACCGTTTCGGAAGCAGCAGACGTTTTTGTACAATTACAGCTTTCAGTTCATCTGGCATTTTGGACCACACACCGTCATTGGTATAGTCAACCAGTTTGACAGGCGGATTCTTACTTGTACCGGCCGGTACATGACCTCTCAAGCTGTTTAGATACAGATACAGATCGGATGCCAGCCACGGATACTCCGATCCAGTGCCGGTCACAACAATATTATTGGTTCCGGTTGCCGGAGCAGTATTGAATGTGATCGTGTGAGAGTCCACATCATAGCTGTAATCAGTTGTGGCGGTACCACCGATAGCGACAGTGGCGATACCGGCCATCTCGTTTGTCAGTACGAAAGAGGTTTTTGCCCCATCTCCAGACAGGTTCTCGACCGGAATCACACCGTTGTTATAATTGACTGGGTTCATTACATGGAGTGTCGGCCACAAGTCCTTACTGATAAAGTCGATGTGATCCGGCACTTCCTGATCGCCGTACCGCTTATATGTATTGATACCAGCAATACGGGATACGATTCTTTTATTGTCCGTAGTTCTCCACGGGATGTAGTCACGCACATGAAGTCCGGCATAGTTCTTAGCCTTGATTCTGGCTTTGATCCACTGCCAGATGTCTGAGTAATTAGCGATTTCATCTTTGAATTTTTCGGCAAGATTTGTACCTTCATATAATCTGTCATTCTCTAATAGCGAAATCTCTAAATCTTCCTTTAGTGAACCAGTTTCCGTTTTCAGTGAAGCAATGTCTGTCTTGTTCTGCTCGATCTGCTGTGCCTGTTCTGTCGTGGCTCCAGGCTTGACTGGATTCTTTTCAAAATATTCCGTAACTAATCTTTGTATTACCGTCTCTGATTCTTCTTTTGTGAGATACAGTGACATATCAATTGGAGCGCCCATAGTGTCCCAAACTACGCCGTTCCATGCCACATTCATTCCTGCTTCGCCATAGATGGATTTGGATTCGATATTGTACATGTCTCCAATGGCTGGATTTAACGGAAGCAAATCGGATGTAGAAACTGTTCCTTTATATCTAACTGGATGATTCAGTTGTGATTCCATATCGGAAATCTGGCGTTTTAATATTGCATATACTTTTTTTGCTGTTAATGCCATACGCTTCTCCTTTACAACCTGTACCATGTGTCTGTAGGTTTGTGATACTCGTATAATTCAGAGGTATCAAGGCACAACGCCGAAGAACCGCTCTGTACATAATGTGGGAGCTTTGATACATCTTTTGAAAGTCCCTCGTAATCACGAACCATACCTTTTGCATCTGTACATACCCAACTGCCTAAATCAGGCAATTCATCACCTGGATTGTACTGAATGCCATCAAAAATAATTGTGTTTTCTGCTTTTGCCATTTACGCAATCATCCTTTCTGCCCCAATTGGAGCTACATATGTGAACTGGTTTCCTAAGATATCTCTGGCTGTGCCAATAACAAACTGTCCATAGTCTGCCAGAATATTGCATACAAATTCCTCTGCATCCACCCAATATCGTTTCTTAACCATACGGTGAAGCTCTGGAAGTAAACCATAGCTGAACATCACGCAATGACCTAATTCATGGATAAATACACGATTTAGAAGTTCGCCATGCAGGTTGTTTGCAATCGAAATTGTCATTGTGGAGTAATCAGATACAGCAAGTGTCCTCTGCCCTGTACGGTCAATCAGAACATTATCATGGGGCGAAACAAAGCGAACTTTCCACAAGTCCCCGTTCATATAGAATTGTTTCAGCATGGTTTCTCACCATCCTTTCTACGAAAAAAGCCCCTGCCGCATTAATTTGCGACAAGGACTTAATTCATTTATTGCTTTAGTTCATCTGCTGTACAAGTCTGGTCAGGTCAGTTTTCATTGACTGTCTGAGCGTTGCATCCGCATCAGACCACATCTCCGTGAGATTACGGATAATGTCAGATGTGTACTCCTTCATGGAATCATCCATTTTTCTTTTGGATTCCGTGTCTTTGGAATCGTGATAGTGCCTACGATTCTCATCGTATCTATCATAGGATTCGCCATATCTGGATTTCTTCCGATTCATGTCACCCATTTCCATATCACTACGGTCTGGATGATATCCCATGCGGTACATGTTGCGCTCAAATTCTGGATTACTTAAATACTCATCCATCCAGTCATCATCTTCCATGTACAGATATGGTCTATAACCTTTTCTGGTTCCCCTACCTTTTGGAGCGAAACGCCCATTAGAATAGCGATAACGGTCATATCCCATGCGTCCAAGATACTTTTCTTCCTGTTCGCATTCATCCATAGCTTCCACAATGCGATAATCTTTATCAGCGCAAATTGCACATTTTACTGCTTCCATGCAGTCTTTCAAATCGTCCCAGTCTTGAGCACTAAGATTATCAAAGCCATGTGTTTTGGCTTTTTCCATAGCCCATTTTCCCATTTCCATTGCAACTTTATGCATTACAGTGCCCCCTTTCTAACAGCCTGCGTAACAGGTGCTTCTGTCGTTGGGGCTGTACCATTAATTGCTTTCAAATTGTTGCTCGGACTACATGCCGGATTTCCTAACATTTTGAACGCTCCACCAGTAGCACTTGTTGCAACTCTGGTTGCATATTTTGTTCTGGTTCTTACGCCACATGCTGTTACCTGTGCGCAACAACGATTCTCCAATGGATATAAAGTTGTTCCTGTTCCTATCTGAATCATCACTGGGGCGGTAATTGTGGTTGTATTCGGAATAGACTGCGCTAAAACAATGCAGTATTTTTCTCCATTATTGTAGCTTCCTTCCGGGATAGTAACCACAAGATTTCCACCTGTGAATGCAATTGCAGTAGACAGCACAAGGTGATTGCAAATCTTACAAACATTCTTACATGCCATATTTTTTACCTCTCAATCAATAAGAGGTGAGCCGCAACCCACCTCTTAGAATTTAGTCAACCTCTAAGGGTGAGTTCAACAACTTTTGTTACTTTTAAGATAAATAGTCAGGGATATTCATTCTAGGGCTAGAATTTCCAGTTCTGTTCTTTTTACCAAATAAGCACTCTTCCGCACTCCATCCGGCATGTACCCTATACGCAATGGTTTCTTTTCCTATTCCAAGTTCTCTACTCCACTGAGAAATTGTTTGCTTTTTCCCACCGTACTCTAAAAATACACTTCTTCTTTTGTTGCTGGCTTGTTCAAACCCAGCAATCCAGCAACAATTTTCGGGACAATAATTTCCATTTACGTCTTTTCTCTCAATGGTTAAGTCTTCTTGATATCCATTCGCATAAGCCCATTCTCTAAACGGCCAATATTCTTGCCACTCATCACACAATTTAATTCCACGTCCACCATAGTCTTTATAGTGCGGGTCATTTGGGTTAGTACATCTTGTTTTAATCGAAGACCATTTTTTATATAAAATTCCGGTTGATTCTCCATGACAGTTTCTACTTTGTTTCGAGTAATAACTGCGCAAACATCCGCAAGATGTACTTGTTCCCCTCATTAAATTGTATTGATAGCAATTGACATCATTGCCACAGTCACAATGACATTTCCAATAATTAGAACGATTTTTCCTGCCTATTTTCTTTACTACGGTCAATTTTCCGAAACGCTTTCCTGTCAAATCTTCCGCTTTTGGGTGTAAACATCCACAACTTTTTGTGTGACCATTTCTTAGTCTAGATGTGTCTACGATCACAATATTGCCACAATCGCATTTGCATTCCCATAACCTATGTTTCCACTTATTGGTTCCTGCGCTAGATTCAACTGTAAGTTTCCCAAATTTTTGACCTATTAAATCTTGATTAACCATGCACCGTTCCTCCTATGATAATTTTATTATATCATAAGAACGGTACATATTCAATTTTTAATTTAATTCAATGATAAAATCAGCAACAACCGTTGTTTCCCCCACATCCACAGTTTCCATAATATCCATACAAATTACTTGCCGGATATGCCGGAACTGGAAGCGGTGCAGTGCGTCTGAGGATTTCTGCTGTATTTGCGTTCATAGCCGCCTGTAATACCGCATTCTGGTCGGACTGTGAAGCCGCCAGTTTAAGTGCCTGATTCTCTGCTCTGAGATCTGCTGTCTCTTTCTGGCAAAGATAATCAAGGATTGCTCTTGTGTTGCTGTTCTGATTTTCCAGAAGGTCTCTGGTGTTGTTGTTCATTGTGTTCTGGAGAGCACAAGTGTTGGTAGCCAGGTTATAGTTGATGCCCTGGATAGCTTCTCTGGTCTCGCAGCAACAACTTGCTAACTGAGACTGTAATGCATTGGTATTCTGCATACCGGCTACAGTATCAGCATTGATTGCCTGCTGAACGCCATTGAAGCCCTGAAGCATTCCAACGTTCACGCCGTTGAATCCACTCTGCATGGTATTGTTAAGCGCATATGTGCTATCGCAAATGCCCTGCTGAATACCTCTGATGCCATTCTGAATATCGTTCAGAGCAAAGCTCTCATTGATATCCGCTCTGGTTGCCCATCCTTGGAAACCTGCACCATTTGTACCGTTTCCACCATTGCCGCCCCAGCCGCCAAAGCCGCCGAAACCGCCCCAGCCGAAGATAAGCAATATAATAATCCACCATGCCCAGCCACCGCCAAAGCCATAGCCTTCATCGGCACGGTTATTAGAGCCGCTTAATACAGCGACATCGCTTGCTGATAATCCACCATTCATCATAGTGATTACCTCCTTATTGATTTTTGTAATTTATACAAAATCAAAAGACCGCGGCTCTTTTAATTATTGTAGCGAATTTATTTTATTCCAAACTGATTCTTAACCTGCGATAACATATCATCAGGATTAATCCCTTTTTCTTGGCAAAGATTTCTTGCAAGCTTTTCAATTCCTGCATTATCACCTTTTTCCATCATATTAATTGCGTTGTCAATTACAGGATTATTCCCTGCCTGTCTTTTCATCATATTGATTATGGCTTGTTGAGGATTCCCTCCACCACGTATCATCTGCATAAGTTGCATTGGATTCATCATCTCTGTTTACCTCCGTTCTGCTTAGATTCCGGTGTCCCCGACATTTGTGTCGGGAACATACTCTTTATTTGGGAAATCTCAGAACAAACATCGTTCCGAAGTTGATTAAACATAGCTTCTATGTCAATCGGTTTTTCTTCTACCTTTGGTTGCTGTTGTTCTTCCGGATTTATAAGTCGATAAACAAAAATTCTACTTCTTCCATCTGCCTGTAATTGTTTTCTATATATTTCTGTTCCATCTGTTTTTGGATAATAAACAGGGTTTCCAGACATATCTACGTCTTTTGCCTTTACGGTATCAATACCATCGACCATCTGTCCTTGCAACATGGGGATTTGTGGTACTTGTGGCATTTGTTGTATTGGTTGCTGAATCTGCGCCTGCCCGTATGGCATTGCCTGCTGATAACTATTCTGTAATTGTGCTAATCTATCTTGATACGGCTGTATTTGTTGAAATGGTTGTGCAAAATACGGATTACCATACTGCATATCTCAAACCTCCCTTGTTTTTATAAGTATATTTTACAATAATAAGAGGTTGATTAACACGCCATGATAACGCCATAAATACGCCACATTTTATGAATACAAAGAAAAGCCCCGACAATACATCGGGGCAACTTTCATAATTTTCTTCTTTAATTTTCTGTTTATGCGGTCTACGGTTCTCGTACTGTACCCCATGATTTCTGAAGCTTCTGCAAGCGTTTTTTCTTCATAGACACGCAATCGGAATAACTCCTTTTCTCTGGAATCAAATCCAGCTTCACGCAAATAGAAGATTCTTTCATCTTCTGAAAAGTCTTTATAATCATCCATTCCACTGTCCTCCCTGTTAGTGGAATCAATATTTACACCGGGAAAATGCCTTTTAGGGCAAAGCCTAAAACAATACCAATTATGCCAGTTATGACATAAGCAATTATTTTGTCCTGTAACTTTCCTGGCTTTTCCATGAGTGATTTTAAATTGTCGTTCATTTCGTCAACTGTATCCTTAATGTGTCCCAGGTCATTGTTGTATAAAGCAATTTTCTGTTCCAAAGCATTGATACGTTCAAAAAAAACTCCATCCCTTTTGGAATGCTTTTCTTTCATCTCATGGACGGCACTTTCCAATTCTTTTAAGCGGTGTTCGTTGATACACTCGTGTTCACATCCCATCGCTATTCCTTTCCATCACTCCCATTTTTTAGATATTGCTTCTACCCACCTAATTTGAAGCACCCCTGCGATACGTGGGAGGATTGACGTATCACGCACACACCATCTTAGAATCCGATAAATGGAAAAACTCCATGATTTACATAGATTTCAGTTTCAGAATTCCAACTTCTATTTACAGAAGATTCGGAATGTGATCCTTGAAATTCAGCTCCCTGTTTCACCAGGAAAAAGAGAGCCAAATCAAATATGCAATCATAGCAATTTTCCATATCGGAATTTATTTTCTCATCGCTGTAAGATGAAGGATAATTCCTTTTCTTCTTAAATGAACGAATAGCCCTCTTTGCCGAAAGAGGAATCATCCTCGCAGTTTCTGCATCATCTTCAAGATAATTTGTCAAATCCTCTATAAGCTGTTCGTCCATTTAATCACCTACCTTTGCTGAGATAAAATCTCTGATATTATTCCAGCCTTATTAGTTGCTGTCAGGGCATAGCCGTTATCACTTGCAAGTTGTCTTAACTGAGATACAGTCATATTAGACAACTCACTTTCTGTATACTTATGTGTTGATTCATCATAAGCACTTGCTACAGATGGTGACTGGCTGTTTTCATCGAGACTATGCCCGGTTATTCCCCCGCTTTGGTACCGATTACGATACCGCCGTTGGCTTTCGGTGCAACAGGAACAAACATACCGGACGCTTTTGTCCATACTGCAACAGGATCATGTGTAGCCCACATGGAAAGAGTAACAAAGGAACGATTCTCTTCCTGGATAAACTGTCTGTATTCAAGCTCTTCTGGTGTTACGCCCCAAAGACCGGAACCAAAGGAACCATTTGCATTTGCTTCATACAGAGTAAACACATCTTCTTTGAAGTATCTTCCTGTTTTCAGAGTTCCGTCCGCTTTTCTGTAACGATATTTTTCATCACAGCGATCAATTGTAATTCCATACTCCTGCATGAGCAGATTTGTAAGCTCCTGTTTTGTCAGAAGACGTTTGTTTGCAGCTCCAAGAATCGCGGTCTGCATTGCAGTATTGTTCCGCATGTAATTAATCATCTTAAGAGAAGTAAGAGCTTTGTTTACCACATATCCGTTATCTTCTGCAATGGCTACCATCTTCTGGATATCGCCCATGATATCTGCGTCTGGCTTAGACCAATTAGTAAGTGTTACTTTTGCATCAGATGTAACGCCGTAATCAATGCTCATATCCACATGATTTTCCTTGATTTTTACAATACCAGTGGAAAGGAACTGGCCTTTCATTACATTTGCCCTTGCGACTACGCCCTCAAAAAGATTGGCTGCATCGTCAAATACAAATTTTTTGAGATTATTGTCATCTGGAACACCATTTTCAATAGCTTGCTGTAATCTCTCAGACTGATTGATTTTTCTCTTGATGAAAAGTTTCTCGGTCAGTACCTTTTCAAAGCCAGGTCTGGAACCGATTTCTGCTTCGGTATCAAGTGCGTGAACAAAAGCTACCTCTGGCAGTCGCTGTCCAGCCATAAGTCTGTAATACTCTGCTTTCAGATACTGGGTTTTTGTATCTGGGAAAATGGTACCAAGGATGCCAGGTCTTTTTACATCAAAGCTCTGGGAGAAATTAAGTCTCTCTTCCTCTGTGATTGTTTCTAATACATTAAATGGCATTTGTCATACCTCCTTAAAATACTGGGTCTTCTGTGACTACAAAAACAATTCCTGCTTTTTCAAGCTCTGTTTTTGCAGTAGTGTCAACTGTTACTGGAAGTCTTTTTTCGAGAACACGTCCTGCGACAATCACGGAAATTGGTCTCTTGGTATCATCTGTCATATCAACATCTTCAAATACAATGCCGATTGCGCCTGTCGCATTTGTTGGATATACGGAACCTGCTTTAATAATTTTCTTAGTTCCAACTGTTTCAGCATTTGTCTGATCTGCTGTGTAGGTTTTAAGTACAAGTCCGACCTCGGATTCGAAAATATTTGGAGTGGACTCATACTGCTCTGTTTTCATAAAAGCCATTATTTATATCTCCTTTACTTAAATATTTACAGGGGCGTTATCGTTCGCTGATTTAGTTTCCTGGTTCATTTTTGCTGAGTAAGCTTTTGCAAATTCAGCAGCATCGCTTTTTACTGTAGCTTTGCTACCACTACCACCGCACGGATTCGGAGTGTTTTCCAATGCTTCCTTCTCCCAAGCTGCTTTTGCGGTATCAAGTGCTGTTTTATTTGCTTCGGAAACTCCCTTGACAAAAGTTTCGACTTCTTTCATTGCATCTTCTGGTTTCTCATACGGTGCAGATGCGTATGCTTTAATAGCACTCGCGTATGTTTCGGTTGAAAGTCCTGCATTTGCGAACATAGAAGTAATTTCACTGGTAAGGGCTTTTTTGTTGGATTCTGCAAGCGCAGCTTTCAAATCAGCTAACTCCTTATCCACTGCTTCCTTTTCTTTCTTGCGTTCAGCTTCTAGCCGTTCTGCTTCGGTCATGTTCTGCTTTTTCAACTCTTCCAACTCTTTTTCCAGGGAATCTGCTTTTTCAGCTTTTTCCTTCAGAGAAACATTTTTGTCTTTCTCTTTCTTAGTTTCAGCAGAAATAGAATCAAGAAACTTAGAAACCTGTTCCTCGGAAGGTTCTGCAACTCCCATACCGATAAGTGCCTGTTTTGCCTGTTCTCTTGTCATTGAAATCTCCTTTCTTCCAGTCCAATACGCTTTTTCAACACGGTTCGCTCCGCACATGGTCTGTACCCGATTTACGCTCACGGGCTGTTGCAATTTATTTGATTTTGGGCATTAAAAAAGAAGCCTTAGATTTCTCTAAAACTCCTTAAATAATCGAAATTTGGTTCATTCTTCGTTAGATAGAGAATTTACCATTGGTTCTGTTTTGGACGGATTTTGAAACTTTCCGTCAAGTAATTGCTGTGCTTTCTGCATTTCCGCTTCCGGGTCTGCCAGTTCCGGGTAAATAGTTCCCAGATACGGTAAACTCATTTCGTAGACTTTCTGCGGATCACTGAAAAGCCCACAAGTAATCAATGCGATAAGCGGATGGATTTTATTTTTGAACAGATAATCAAGTGCTTGTGCTTTTACAAGCATATTGTCTGTTGGGTTTCTGGTTATCTTTACATCAAAATCTCGCGTTGAGATATTAACATCTTTTGATGTTCCGCGGATAATATTCAGAATAATTCTGGCAGATTCCTTTTCAGCTTCCTTGGTGAATGCTTCTACCAATTTTGCATCTCTCTCTGCAAAATCCCATCCATTACGAAGGTATACGGCATTTCCTGTATCTCCTCCGCTATTACTTTGGCGGTTTGGCATTGCTTCCACAATCAGCATATTATTGTAGATATCATCCTTTGCAACCTGGCTCTCTGATTGATTCAGTTCAGCGGTCATCAGTTCAACATCCGACTGACAGCCATTTCCGGTATCTTTAACAGAAATAGCACCAAGTTTTACCATTTTCAAAAACTCGTTTTCGTCTACCTCGCAGTTCTTAAATTTCATAAAGGCTTGCACAAACTGTTCCACGCCATTTAATCTATCAGACTGATATTTATTAATTGCATCAAATAAGGTGATTGCAATTTCAACATCTGAAAGTCTATCGTGATTATTCGGGCATTCAACAATAGGAATCCCACCAAAACCGTTGATGCCATATTCGGTTACTTTTCCATTCGTGATTTTGAAAAACTGGTTCTTTGAATAACATAAGTAGTATTGTTGTTCATCTTCATCTTTTAAAATCTGCACGGAAAGCATTGGTTTCCCATTTCTCTGTGAGTATACAATGTAACAATCACCTGGATATGGAATGAAGATTCTAAACGGTGGTAAATCTCCGTTTTTTGTCCAGTCCTCTTCTTTCAGAATAGCCTTATAAGATGTTCCTGTTGCACTTTGGTATATTGCTCTCTGGATGTTTCTTGCATCTGCATTGGCTTCATCCAGATAATCATTCAGTAGGTCAACTTGCTCATTTATTTTTTTGTCTGCATTTTTCTTTTTACATACATATTGGATTGGTTCCCCGCAAATCTGTCCAGCTTTAAATTTTACAGTTTCAAATGCGTGATTTTCAACCACTCTGTTATTAACTTCTGGACGTACTATTTTATTTCGATACAATATCGGCTGATCGCCTTTCATGTACCGATACAAGTAATCAATCAATGTTCGATTTCTATTATGTATGCCAATTGTATCTGATACTACTTTTACTACATTTTGTGGAGTGATTCGGTCAACGCCTGTATAGGCTACTTTTCGCCCGAACTCACCTCGGCATAAATCTACAAAATTCATTGTATTTCTCAAAGCCGAACCATCCTTTCTACAAAATAAAAAGCACTGGATGTTTTAATCCAATGCTCTACTTTATATTCTACACATATTAAAAGTATCTTTCAGTATACTTCGGTATCATCTTTCGAAACCTTTTATCTTTTTTACTTCTGCCAAAGCTTTTAAGTGTTTTTTCTTAATATGTATTTCAGAATATCCCATCTCGTCTGCGATACGAACCAATGATTTGTACTCAACATAATGCTTAAATAGTATGTTGTACAGCAACGGGTCTTCAACCTGTTCTATGGTTCGGACTATTTCCTGTTTTTTTTGTAAAAATTCGGATATCATTTTTGAAATTTCTTCTCGCAGATCAAATATTTTTGCAACCATATCTCCCATCGGATCACGTTTTACAGAAGTTTGCACCTTTTCCCCAACTGGAATTGCAGATACACTTGTGGAAAGAGAACTGAGCTGTTCTTCTTCGATAAGCTTGTTTTTGATTCTGTTATCATAATTTTCAATTTGTCGTAAATATTGAGCTGTAGTCATCATACTCTATCTCCTTCCCCACATAAAATTTTTGGTTGCTTTTACTTCTGCAAATCTTTTGCCGGCAAGCGTTATTGCAAGCTGTGTAACTCCATCTGCGGCGTCATCATGCTCATTATCGCCAATATATACAAAGGTCGTTAATTCATCCATAGCCTTTTGATACTGTTTATCTTGATATTTCGGAGCCAAAAATATAAAATTTTGCTTAACATCCCCGGAATATTGATTTATTTTTTCTTTTTTTGCTTGTTTTGAAGGTGCTTTTGTACTTGTCGTGCTGCAAGCGTATTTATGTTCTTTCAAGCGTTCGTTTACATAATAGGCATACATATCTCCACCATTATTTGCTTCAAAATTGATGGATTGAATATTATTTCCCATGATTCTTCCAACAACTAATGGCAATGTTCCTTCTTTTGGTGCTGTGCTAAAAATCCAATCATAAATATATACATCTCCATTTTCGTATTCTGCACCCACTGGCATTGATAAGCTATCGCCACCACCCCACGCAACATCGCAAGCAGAAACATTTTTAACAAATCCACCTTCTGGGAGAACGCCGTTATAATATCTTAATTCGTCAGCTGCAAACACAATTCCTTCACGTAAGAAGGGCTTTTGCTGATATTTGGCTTCCCATTCGTTAGCGTCTAACCTGGCTTTCATATCGACATAATATTTTGTTGAAAATCCAACGCCATACTCATAATCGAAATTGGATTCACCATCATCATTCAAAGCTGGAATTTTTCTAAACCGATACATTGGATTATCCCGATTTAGCTTCTCGATTTTTCCAAGAGGGTCATATAAATTCCATCTGGTTCCAACCATAAGTTCTCTTGCACCATCAATCTTACGGTCAACCATCTTGTTCAGATATTCTTGATATGTATTTTCCAATCGGGTAGGGCTTAATGAATGTTGCCTATCTCTTACAAGGTCATCCACGTACAAATACCCATCAGAAGAAATATCAACGGCACCTGTCCAAGTACCTTCAATACCACGGCAAGTCATTGTTGCAAATCGGTCTGGCTTGTCCAGGTTTATTTCAAAATCATCAGCACTCTGTTTTTGAAGTTTCGATTGCGGAAAAATTTCACTGTAGTTGTATTCCTGTGTATTAATGAGGTTAAGAAGTTCTCCATAGAATCCTTTTGCCAGTTTTCCAGAATGACCGCCCATGGCACTATGGCTATTCGGTCTTTTACCCATTATCCAAGACATAAAGAAAATACACATAGTAGATTTTCCAACACGGCTTGGAAGCGATAAACCATAAAACTCTATTTTTCTTTCTTCCAAATCCTGTAAGTCTTGGGCTACCACATGTAGTGTTTTTCTTCGTGGAATATAAAATTTCTTGCTGCCTGGTCTGTTTTTTTCCATATAAAGCAAGTAACTTTCAAATAAATGTGGTGCTTCCAATAACAAATACTGCCAGTAAATATCATCAAAATCACCACTGCCAGTTAATGCAGCACACTTCTCTGCTATGTTATGTGAGTATTGACTTACTTTCATAGCCATTTTCCGTGCTTCTTTGTTCTTATTGAAAGGAAGGTCAATATTCATATTTAAGAGCAAATCAAGGCAATCTTTTTGGTTCTGATAGATTGTCATGTCACTACTAATGATCTGATTCAGAACTGCCCGATACCATTCAAGCGAACCTTCTGTAATTTTTGACATAAAAATAGAGCCAGACCTCCTTTCTTTTCAGGATTTAGTCTGGCTCTCATGTGGCTCTCTTGACTGGTTTACTTATTTATTTCCGTAAAAATATTTTCAATTACTTTCCACTCTGCGAATACTGCCATAAACAGTAATGGTACTGCCGAAAATCCCCAATGATTTTCAATCATCATTTGAATTGTGCCTATCAAATAATCTGCTACCCACCTGAATATAATAAAATTAGTGATTATCCAACATATCTTTCTGATTTTATTCACACGTTCACCTCAATCCGGAATCCCTAAGTGCTTATAGGTAAATATGGATGTATACTTTTTCCCGCATTTGTAGCAAGTCTCTGTGATTGTACAGGTCTTTTCTTTATCATTACATTTTGATTCTGTATCCGAACTTTTGAACTTGCATCCACCTGTCAAAATGCATTTAATCCGTTTTATGTTCATCTGGTTCCTCCAAATAATTGATAATTTCATGTGCGATATGCGCCAATTCCCTTCTGGTATGTCGTTCAAAAAATTCATCAATGTCAATTTTGAATACTGAATCAAATTTCTGTGATTCATTGATTCTTTTTATAGCTTTATCAAGTTTTGTTTCTGGATAATGTGGGTTTATATAACAAGTCAAAGGATTATTTTCATCATGTACCTCTGAATCGCATATAACCTTATGCCATTTAACAGAAGTTCTTTCTCCTGCATCTTTTTGAATTAGAATATTTGAAAGTCCTCCAATATAACATTTTATGACCATATCATCATTTTTTATTTTTACTGAATATTCCTTTTGAAATTCAAATGCAGTGTACTCAGTATAAAATTTTAAAACGGTCTTTGTAATTGGCGGATAAGATGTAAAAAGAATTTCCTCGATATCAATCTGCGCATATGTTTCTATTCCAAGTTCGATGATCTCAATCGGAATCCTTTTAACCACAATTCTCATACATTCACCTCAAACTCTCTCTTACAATTGCTACCCTTGCATTTCAATTTAAGATGCTGAATTTTTGTCTCTGGGCTAATCAGAAGTGCTTTCTTCTGGCAAAAAGGACAACAAGCGTATTTCGTTCCATTGATATTCCGTATCAATGCCTGTCCATTCCACGGTTCGGGTGGGTTCATGTATTTAGAAAAATCTATCCCTTCGGATTCTAATGCTGACTTAATGCTCATTAATTTTCTCCCTCAATTGCTTTGGCAAATCATTAATGGAAAATGTTCCAAAAGTTCCGTAAACAATCTTTTTGTTTTGTGTGATTTCTATATTGTTCAACACTTCTTTTGATATTGGTTCAATATTTCCAATCTTTAAATCATCGCATACTAGATACTCTGAATGTAGTTTCTTTAGATATACGGCTTCATCACGCAATAAAGCTCCGTCAAGGTCATAATCTGCGTTTCCTGGTACCATTAATTTTCCTCCGTTTCGGAATACCGTGCATTTTACGGAAATTGTTCTGTTTTATTCGATCTGGAAAAGCAAAGAGCAAAGCATTTTCTTTAGTGAGTTTAAATTCGGTTTCAAATTCAAGTGATTTTCCTGCGAAGATAACAGAATTATTTTGTGTATCAAAAGTCTGTAATGCATAAGCAATTAAATCTCCTGGAAACTCTGGTATTCCCGATATGGATATTTCCTCATCTCCTATAAATAAACGCCTTAACTTGTCTTTCTCACCCATATCAGCACATTCCTTTGTTTTTCCTTAAATTAGCGTATCGGTCAACCAGAGTGTCAATGGTAGTCATCAGCTCATTAATTCTAATGCAATCATCCTGGTGGCGTTTTTCGTAATAAACATCCTTGAAAGAATCATTTTGTATATTCTCAACGCCCATATATGAAACTAAAGCTCTCTTAGTATCCATTTCATTTGCAAGAGCCATAATATGAGCATTGGCTGAATCAAGCTTATCTTTCAAATCCGATATTGTATTTTTCTTTTTCTCACACTCTTTGTACAGGCGAACAACTTCTTTCTTCAGCTGTTCTTCCGTCCAGTCTGCCATGTCTGCATATTTCATTCTCAATACCTCCGAACTATTGAACTGTGTGTAGAATAATTTTGTTTTTGCAATTTTCGCAGGAAACATAATTTCGCCCAGTATTTTTTTCTTGCTTTATTTCTTTTTCATCGTAAATTAAAATAGCGCCGCATTTCTCACAGTTTGATAATTTTAAATTTCCTTCACTGATAATTCTAAGCATGTCCTAATTCCTCCCTTTTCTGCCTGTGTTTCATCTGACAGGCAATCATTTTAGCTACGTTTTCACGTTCCTGTTTTATGCCATGCCCCTGCCGGAACAATTCGCATTCAAGGATATTTCCGCATTTGGAACATTCGTCTTTTATTTCTTTACCGCATATCTCCATCTTCTTTTCTCTCCCAATATTCGCAACAACACTCTGGTTCCGTAAAGTCTGCACAGTGTTCGCTATCACCATTGAAGCAAACACATGTGAAGTTATCATGTTTTCTGCAATTCTTACAACATTTTTCTTTCATAAATTACCTCGATTTAGAAAAATCAAGTGTGCCGACTTGAACGGCATAAATCTCCCAACGAGAAACACTGGAACTTTAAGGGGGAAAATGCAACTTCTGGCAATGGCAATTTGCCAGATAGAAAATGGGTGGACTTGAACCACCGACCTCACTTTTGTTGTGCGCTCTTCCAACTGAGCTACATTTTCTAAAAACCAACAATAGCTATGCTAAAGTCAGATTTCCTATCTACACTTGGTAGATGGAATAGCAGGAGACGGATTCGAACCGCCGTTTCCATGGATATGAGCCATGTGAGATTCCGCTTCTCTATCCTGCTATGTACATGTTTGGAAGAACCATTTCAGCACGTTCACTTATTGACTACTAGAGGAAGTCACTATATCACCGATAAACAGTACGTATTCGGAACTCGGTTATACATTCCTACGCACTGCTCTGTGCTTTTCCTACCACCAAACTTTCAGTCTCCAAACAGTCGGAACGGATGGATTCGAACCATCAAGACCTAGTCTACGACCAGGTCGTTCCCAGTTACTTGCACATTCCGAATAACCCGGATTCCCGGGTTAGCAATAGGTTTATCGTGTTATGCTTTCCACTATCTACAAGTTTTAGTGCTGTAGATTCACTGGATATTTTTATGCGTCTTTGGACGGTATCTCTTGAAAACTCCTTTTATTAACGTGCGCTGCGTTAATGCTTTTAACTCCGAGATATACCAGCCGGGAAATCAGATCCATTTAGGCTACGCCGTATCGCACATAAATTTACCTAATCCACACGCTCAACTGGAAGTTTTTTCCACCCATATTACGGATGAATGGCATTTAGAAGAAATGGAAGCTCTGGGATTTGAACCCAGGACTTACGGCTTATGAGGCCGTTGCTCTTACCGCTGAACTAAGCTTCCTGAGATACCAGTTGGCAATACTGGTAACCAAACTGGCACTGTTACAGTTCTTAACCACCAACTATAACAAAGGTTTTCTGAAATACTCCTGATACTTCAGATACGCCTTCCGGGATATTTGAAGTCCCTTTAATCAGTCTCAGTTAGACTAGAAGGCTAGAGGTGTTTCTTATGAAAAAAAAGAATATTTTTGCAGCATATTAACTACTGCAAACTGGTCTAGTTGGATTTGAACCAACGAATTGTGGAGTCAAATTCCACGGCCTTACCACTTGGCGATAGCCCATTACCCCCTGGCGCACCATTAATCCAGGGGCGTGATATATAAAGTCCAGCACTTTTATCCTATAAAGATTGTTATTCGCTACTCTGGATGCCTCGACTTATCACTTTCATAGGTTTTCCCGAGCCTACATGGATTAAGTCGAAGCGGCGCTTTTATGAATTTAACCCTTTCGATTAACTCAATCGGGATAATTCCAATTGGAATTAGTAGATACATGGGGTTCTCCTCTTATTCTGCAAAAATCCAATCCTCTGCTAACATATCTGCTTGAGATGCAAGCCATCCCATCTGTACGCCAGATGTTCCGACAAAAGCAATGGCTTTGTTTCCGATTGCATCATGTTCACAATTTACAATTTCATTATCAGCAGTCTTATATGAAATTCCAGTGGCAATCTGAATGTACTGTTTCTTTCCATTCCAGCCTTTACGAGACACTTTAAGTCCTCTTTTCAGATAACGGATAGCGTCACCAAATCCAAATGTTGACTGACCACCAAGAACACCACAGTTATTCTCATCAGCAATCATCCAGTCATCTCGCTGTGTGTGCATGAAAGTATATTCTACTCTCTGTGTTTCACGGATATCGAGAACTGCTCCCTGGCCTTGATCGGAATCTTTTGGTCTGCAATGAATCATAATCGTCTGTTTTTCATCGTCCCAACACCAGTAACCATTCCATCCTGGAAGTTTCACTTTTGCTCCCTGTTTCATAAGTTTTAATGCTTCTGAAAATTTCATTTCTATATCCTCCTTTACCTCGTGCAAATTAAGAAAATATTCAGTGCGAAACATATTTCTAAACAAATACAGAATAAAATCTGTATTACGCTTGTCTTTCCTTCTTCGTCCAGTATGGCTAAAGTACCGGCAAGAACCAGAACGAAAAATGCAAGATTTACAGCTGTTCCGATTACATTAAGTGCATTCATTTTCTTTTTCCTCCCCAATTAAGAAGTCCAGAATTTTTTCTGCAATCTCTTCCTCTGGCTCAAATGGCATTCCACAGTAATTGTATGATTCTAAAGCCGATTTTAGGCTTGATTTGAAGCCATTGTAAATTTCTCCGTGTTGTAGTAATTCGTGCCTTAAAACTGAAATTGCATCAGCAATTGATTGAGAAGTGACACTAATTTGTGCCAAGCACTCCATCTCAATGTCTGGAACAGCCATCATTTCAAACTCAAATACCGGAATTTCGTCTACGGCTACATGAAAATCTATTGATCTCACTCTCGGAACTTCATTTCCATCAATGAAACATTCTATTCCAAACCGGTCATATGGGCTTGGGTTTTTGATTTTTACGACACTCATCCTTCTTCCGCCTCCCCGAAATATTTCTTGTAAAGCTTATGGTTGTAATACCACAGATGTTGCATCACAAAAATTTTATCAATACATTCCAAACCATAATACATCACTCTGTACTCGGCGGTTCTGTCTCCATTTTTATCAGCGCTATAACCAGCTAATTCAGATTTTGATTTTGCACCAAACCATCTACCATTCTTTGTAACAAACAAAGAAAGATTCCCGTATTCGCAAACATATGTGGCAGTTTGAGTATCATACAATCTTCCATCAGCTAATATTGCTTTTGCGTGAATTGGCTTCACCAGTTTCCGAATTTCCGGGGATTCCTGTCCAACATTTTCATATGCTTGGTTTGTTTCCGAAACACCTTTTTTATTTTTTGAGAAAAATTTAAGCACGCCTTTTCCTCCCGAAATATTCATCAACTGCCTGTCTCACAATATCCGATACGCTCCTGTCCGTCCGGTTCTTCTCTTCCAGGAGCCTTTTTTTCTGTTTTTCGGAAAATCGGATACGGATGGATTCGGATTGAATTGGTTCTTTTCTTTCTGATTTTCCCTTGTTCTGTCTCCTTTTCTATTAACATTGGCGTTTTACATACTCAATATCATTTGCGCCAGTGTCTTTGTAGTAGATGTTTTCTTTTCTCCCGTCTAGGTAAATTATTTCACCAACATATGAGCCATCAGAAATCCCATCCACACTATTTGTAGCTGTTACATCAACAATATTTCTGACACTTTTAATCCCAATAGACTGAATGTAGCGTTTAAAAACTGGAAGCCCAACTATTGTTGTTCTATTAGAATATCCAAGTAATTGTTGTGCTTTTCTGCATCCGATTTCTCCATTGATGTATTGATCGAATACATGAGCATTCTTTTCAATACTTGATTTTGAATGTCTTCCGCCACGGCTATTGTTTCTGTAATGGTTAATGTGTTGTCCCATATGAGCTGCTTTATGGCATTTATAGCATAAAGGAACAATATTACTCTTAACATCATTACCGCCTAATAAAAGCGGCACAATATGATGATATTCAATATCTTCTGTTGCGCCACAATTGCAACAGACAGTACCAATATTCTGTTTTTCTTCTTGGCTCAACCATTTTCTCATATCATGCTCCGTTAAGTATTGCTTCTCTATGGTGAAAGAGGCTTTTTTTGTTTTCTCAGAAACTCGGGCAACTGACTACGCCCTGGATGGCTTTTATATATACCCCTCCCGGGGCGTCCTGCTGAACCGTCCAGCGTCTTATATTGTCAGAATATTCAGTCTGTTTGATAAACACTTGTTTTTTATATAGATGCCTCTAAAATCCTATACATCATGCACAATTATAATCGTTATTACTGTACATATTGCATAATTCCATGCGTTTACTGCCTTTTGTCCGTCCATCATGTACATTTTTATTGTTTCTGTGTTCTTACAGGCTTTACAATTCCGGCTTTTCCATCTCTGGAAGCTGCAAAGCTGCTTTATGCTTCTCTGCGATCTGCTGTGCGGTCTGCTGTGGTACGCCGTATTGCTGCGCCGCTTGTACTGGTGCAGTTTCTGCCATGCCGTATGCAGCTTTTGCAACAAATATCAAATTCGCATTTGTCCCGGTCTGATTATGTAATCTATTGATTGCGCAGTTTTTACAAATATCAAACCATTTTTTAGCCGTGTCACCATGTGACGAGTTTGTTCTATACACTCCATTCATCCAGTCAGTAAACGTTGTACGATTAATCCCAACTAAAAAGCTAAATACTTCTAGGGTTGGTAATACATGATATTTACTGCATAATCTCACATAAGTATTAAACATTTTATCTAATAGCTCTATATTGTCATTACTTGGCTTTTGTATATGATCTGCAATATAAAAAATCATATCTACAAAGCTATCTGATACTTCTTTCTTATAGTTTTCGTTATCTGGTGATATACATAACACAGTATTTATATATTCATCAGCATATATATTAATATTATCTAAATAAATATCTACGTCTTGTACATTTACTGTATTATCTTTCATGTTATCACCTCACTTTAACACGTTAATTTGTAAATAAAAAAGAGAATGTCACCAGGTAAAGCTTATTCCCGGAAAACTTCCGGGTGTTCGGGTACATTCTCTAAAACTTAAATAAAATATTCTGTTTTCTTTGTTGCTGATACCTTAACACAGTTTTTAATATCTTGTCAAATTTAATTTTGCATAAAATAAAACCATCTATTTTGTTAGTAATTAATAAATAATAATTGGGGTATTATATTATAATCTTTATTTA